CTAGCTCGCCGGCACTGGCTGCGTAACTGCGGCATACGCAGCGGGCTTCGTCGACGTTGCCGCGCTGCCCCAATACAGCCAGCCAAACAGGCGGACGCCTGCCCACATGAGTTGGCGCCGCCAATCCGGCACCGCAGTCACATCAGAGGCTTCGCGTAAAACGGCATCTGCCACCGAGCGCGGCACAATGTGCGTGCTGTACAGGTAGTCATGCACAGTGGCCGCATTGGACGCCGTGTCTCCGGCCAACTCATAGACGATCGGAATGCGCGGTACCGATGCGAAGTTGGTGATGAAGCCGGCCGGCACCGTGAACGTCTGCGCCGCGACGTCCGACTTATAGACCAGATCGGCCAACAACTCCCACTGCCCATCGTCCTTGCCGGTGGCCGGCTTGACCTGCAGCTCAGTGAGGAACTTGCTCACGATGCGATCGCCCCGCTCGCCGGATCTGGCGTGGTAACGGCGGGCGTCGACAGATAGTCAGCAAGCGCATTCGACACAGCGAGCTGCGCCGCCGTAAGCGCGATCTCGGCCGCCACCTTTGCATCCTTGTCCAGGCTCGACTCGTCAATCACCTTGATCAGGGCCGGCACGCCATCATTGACCAGTGCGGCAATCTTGTCGGTCGAGATCGGACCCGCGCTTGCGCCCGCGTTCGCGACGACGTCGCATGCTGCATTGACCTTGTCTGACGCCACCGCCAGAAACCCTTGAGCGTCTGTCGAGAGTTGCGATTTCATCGCCGTCATCGACTTGAGGAACGGCATGCTGACCGTGCAAACCTTTTGCGCCTTGACTTGCACCGTCGCGACCAGTTGCGCGGCGTTTTGCGTGGGCGCCGTTGCGCCGCATGCGGAAAGAGCAAGCAGGACTACGCCTGCCGCGAGAGCAGCAAATAGCTTTTTCATGGAATTTCCTTCAGGGTTTGCCGCGAGCGCGGCGAGGCGGATTACTGAATTGCGGGCGCGGCCTTGGCGCCGCGGGCCTTGAATGCATTGATGCCGGCGTGCACACCAGCCACAACCACGCCGGCGACAAGCGAGGACACGCTGGGCGGCACGGGCACATGAAACACGAGACCGAGCACCCACTCGACAGCGGGCATGAGCGTCGCTGTCGAGATGGCGATACCGCCTGTGGTAACTGCTGAGGTTTGATTCACGGTTACTCCTTGTCGGACAGTGGACGGCTCTTGAGCTTGCCGAGCCAGATAGCGGCGTCGAGCAAGACATCGACGTTGAAGCTTCGGAAATTACCTAGGTGACCGAACCACAGGTGACAGTTCACCCCGCTCTTCTTCGATTCGCAAAGGGTCACCAAATTGGACGGGTCAAGCTCGAGATCAGGGTGCAGATGGAACGGCCGGCGGTGATGCACTTCCAGCTTTTCAGTGCCGCCGCACACTTCGCAAACAGGGTGCATCGCGAGGTGCTGCTTTCTGACTGCGGGCCAGTGACCCGAGCGCGCAGCAGTGATCGGATGCTTGCCCTTGGCAGCATCGACCAGGTGTTTGATGATTGGCATAGGTAGCACCGCGATAAGCGGTCGAGGTTTATCACTCGGAATCGAGTGACGAGGTATAAGTCAGTGGGCAAACTCGGGAAGGCCGACGGCTAGGCGAGTCCCAACGATTTCTTGGCGGCCACGTACAGCGCGAGACGCTCGGAGTAATGGAGCGGCATCGCTTTCGACGTCGCACTGCCGAGGTTCACAGCGCGCGAGACGCCGAGAAAGTCCCCAGTGACAGCGAGCGCGCTGAGCTTGCGGCTCGCCCAATACCAAGCCGCCGATAGCGCGGCGTTCACCGGCTGCTCCAGCAACTCAGGATGGTTCACAAGGTCAAGGTCGAGCCCGATCGCGGCAAGCGTGTAATTACGCCGTCCGGTCACCTGAATCAAGCCGCGTCCGCAAAAACGGCGGCCATCACCCGGCTGGGTGTTGCCGAGCTCGCTTGCCTTCTTCGACGGCGGCTCATACGACTGTTGTGCCAGCGTGGGACCCCACAGCTCACGCGTGTAGACCAACCGTCCCGACTCGACACCTAACGTTGCGAGGAACGCGGCGACATCGAGGGGCTCGGTGATACCGTACCTGTCGCAGGCCGCCTGTATAGGCGAGAGCCATTGGGCTGCACGCAACTGCGTCGCGCCACAACCGTCCGCGATGATGGTGGTCGTCAGCCTCATATCACCGCCATCAGAAACTTGAAGCAGTCGGCGAGCCAGGTCGGAAAGCGATGGAACTGCGTGTAGAACCAGAATCCGTAGAGTCCGACTAGCGGCAAGACGATGGGAATAAACACTTGTCTCTGGAAAAAACGCCACGCGGCAGCGAGGCGGCACATAAACCGTGCGCCGGCGGCGACGTCGCCCAGAATGCTGCGAATGAGTGCGGTATCTTCGGCGACCTGATCGGCCGTCGCCTCCACCTTTCGGGTGACCTTGGTGTTCTCGGCAATGGCCGCATCGTGCGCAACAAGGTATTCGACAACGTGCGCGCGAAACTCCGGATCTGGCATCGTCAACATGTCTTTGGCTTCCATGAATCCCCGGAAATGAAAAAAGCCGCTCGAGGGCGGCTTGTGGATGTGATCTGGATGTGAAAAAGCCGCCCCGAGGCGGCTTTGGGTTGCTTGGTCTATGCGATAAACTACCGTTTAATTTTGCAAAACTTATGGTTCACTCAAACTATGCAACTTTTTAACAGGCTATTACTTTCCGTCAGAAGGTTCTTTGAAGATGGGCCTGTTACGCCCCCGGAAGAAGCCAAGGCGAACGGATTGGGGCACGAAGCCTACTTCAAAGGCTGGCATCAGAATCCGTATTTAAAAGACGATCCACGCAACAAAGCTTGGCAGAAAGGATACGACACAGCAAAGTATTACGATGAAAGCGCGTGGTGAGAAACTGTTATAGGCGTCCTTTATACCGCTGAAGCAGATCGTACTACGAAGGTATTCGCACGAATCGCTTGACGGGGCCAGGTCAATGATGCGACTTGGGGACGGAGTATCCGATCCCTGGCGTCAGTAACCACTTAGGTTGCCGTGCCTTTAGGAAGGGAAATTCTACAAACCTGTAGGTGACTGCCGATAGAGAAATGACGGTCGCGGCAACCCCGCCGGTGATAATCCAGTACGTAGGAGCCGCAAGAGTTTCCACGCCTTGGTAATGATTGACCAGTCGGAACGCGAGGTACAAGAGAAAATTATGCAGTAGGTAGACACTGTAACTGATCATGCCAAGCATGCGGGCCGGTCGGCTGGTGAGAACGCCAAACATCGTATTTCCAGAAGCGATAATAAAGAACACAACGAAAAACAGAGGGGCTGCAGCTGGACTATATGCAGTTGGGGTGCTCTGGAATATAAGAACAAGCGTCGCTATGGCCAGAAATGACCCTATCGCTCCTGCGAAGAATCGCTTTATCTCTGGAAATTTCGCAAAGATTGTGGCAGTAAGAGCGCCATAGATGAAATACCATTCGACGTTCGTCGCCGTGTACCACTCAATCAGCATTGCTGAAACGATCAGGAGTACCCAACTGCTGCGACCTCGGGCAAAAAACACCATCAGCGGGAAGATCAAATAGAACTTCCATTCGTATACAAGCGACCAGAACACCGTGTTCAATAGAGCTGTGTTTGACAAACCATTGATGTTCGGCATACCAGGAAACGTGAAGAGGAGCCACGCTGAGGCATCCTTGATCAGTTGCATCGGGGAATAAGTTAGCCGGAAATGTGTCAGCGCCAATGCCGTGATAATGAGCGCTGAAGCTGCGACCACATACATTGGCACCATACGCATAAGGCGCGACCAGAAGAACTTCTGCAAGTCCATTCGCCCATCTGAAGCCAATGCCCTGCTCCAAAAGAGTAATGCCGTCACCATGAAAAACATGGCAACGCCGCCTTGACCGAAGAGCGTTGCTAGCCGAGACGGTGGTGTCGTCCAATGCCCTGTCGAGTAGTAGAAATAGTTGATGACTGCATGGTGGTACATCACAAAAATTGCGAGAAATCCACGTAGTCCATCAATTGAATGAAATCTCTTGCCAGAAATCTCACTATTGATCTGTTCACGATAGAAAGAGGAGCGTGCGTCGACGGTTTTTGCAATGATCATCAACGTCATCGTGATGATCAACGTTGGAATGACAAGGTTTGTAAGCCCAGCGAACGGCATGTAATACCTCGTGAAAATTTGCAAGGATTATATCCTGGCCGTCACCGACTGCTTTCTAGGACGCTGTCGACGTCGTGGACGTGGTCGCGACAAGCTGCCCCCCCGTCGCATCAGGGCCCTGTCGGTCGTGTTTTTGGAGGCGCTCCGCAGGCGGTCGCCTCGGTGGATCGGTCCGACGAACCTCGAACGGTAGCGGTCTCTCTGCGGGAGAGCCCGCTGCGTTATGATACGCGGCTACCCCCGAAATTACGGACCGCGAAGTCGTCGGTCTGCGGGTCGCAGCGAGAACCGGCAACAACAATGCGCAAACATTTTTTAGATGGGATTAGAGGTTGGGCATCAATCATGGTGGTGCTTGCACACGTGATCCGCGGTATGGCTGCGCCGGCATCACCAGCGTACAAAAACCCCTTTCTGTTTGTGGTCAGCGACGGGACTCTGGCTGTCTATATATTCTTTGTCGTTTCCGGCTTTGCGTTGTCATGCGTCTATTTCGAAAGTGCAAATAGCAAAATATTGACTAGCATGGCGCTGCGGCGCTATCCCAGACTAACGATCCCGATCTTTTTCGCATCGCTGCTGTATTTCGTCGCTCTCAAACTGGGTCTTATCTTCAGTCATCCGGCGGCAGTGCTGGTGCACAGCGAATACTGGCTCGGGACATTTTTCAATTTCGCTACGTCGTTCGGCGATTTTCTTCGCTTCGCACTATTCGATGTCTACTTCGCATATGACATGACGCACACCTACAACCCAGTGCTGTGGACGATGAGCATCGAGATGTGGGGTTCCATACTCGTATTTGCAGTTCTTTCGCTCTTCGGCCAGCTAAATCGATTTCCAATTTATCTCATCGCAGTAATTGTGCTCGTACTCCTAAAAAGCCCGTTGCTCGCGTTTGTTTTCGGCATCATTCTCGCCGATATTTACGGTCGCCCAGCATTTGTCAAGTTCACTCGCACACCGTTCGCATCAATGAGCTCGATATTTTTGATAGCGGCAAGCATCGCGTTTTCCATCAAAGGGGAGACTTTATACGGCGATCCGCGCCCACTCGCACTTGCGGCCGTCGCGATAGTGCTTGCCGTTGCTCAGTGTGCGCCAATTCGCGGATTCTTTGAGAATTCGGTGTCGCTCTTCTTTGGGCGCATATCTTTTCCGCTGTATCTGACTCACCTGCTTGTCATAGTTACATTCTCTTCTTTCTTGCTATTGGACCTTGTGGGTCATGGAAGGTCTACGCAAGCAGCAATGACCTATGTGGTGTTTGTCACGATCCCGCTATGCATCCTTCTCGCATGGATTTTTGTTCCGATAGAAAAGGCTTCCGTCGACTTTGGCCATCGGTTTGCCACCCTGTTTGAGAGCCGCAATGACGTGAAACGCGCAATCAACTCGAATGCTTCGAAGGGCTCAGAAGCGAGTCAATCCAGACTTGACACATAGACCTATGGGGTCTATATTTCGGTCAGAGGCAGCGCATTGTGCAGCCCACCAACCCGAAAGGATGACCCCCATGAAGCCCTCATTTCGAGTGCGCGTACCGCGCGCTGTCGCCCATGCCAATAGAATTCGTTGCACCCTCTATTCAGGATCTGAAAGACCTGAAGAACCAGCGCAAAGCTACCGGCAAGCAGATGGCCGATATATTCTGGCTAGGCGGCGATCACCAGTGGCGCAAGTATACGGGCGGCCAGCAGCCGCGCGAGATGAGCCCGCAAATGGCTTTTCTGGGCGCGGCATACATGGAGCTTACCGAGGAAGAATTCAATCGTGTCCTCCGCCGGATGGAAACCTTCGGCGCGCGCGTGCGCCTGGTGCCCGATGGCGAGACGCAGCTGTGACTGCTTTGGTCACATGCGCTCTCAGCGCGTGTGGCGGCGGCGGCGGAAGCACCGCTGCAACATCGGCCACCCAAGTTCCGCAGCAGAAATCCGAAATCATCGGATCGTTCGGCGACTCCACGACAGCCGGACTCACGTACGGAACTACACTGACGCCCGCGCAAAGTGAGCCGGGACAACTCCAGGCGTTGTTTGCTGCTGATTTCGCGGGTAACGTAACGGAAGTTAATGCTGGCGTCGCCGGGTGGACCGCAGCAGACCTCTTGAACGGCACGCCGACGACACAAAGCTGGGCATCGCTTCTGGCAACTACAAACGCGACTCGAATCTCGATCAACTTCGGGATCAACGACTCTGATCCGAGTCGAGGTCAAAGTGTCCAGCAGTTCGAGGCCAATGAACTCGAATTGGTCACGATGGCAATTGCCGCCAAGAAAAACGTAGTACTGGAAACGTCGAATCCCGTTTCGAATCCGACGTTCTCAGCACTTCCGGATTATGTTGCGGCAACGAGGCGCGTGGCGGCGGCGACCGGCGTACCTCTTATCGATCAATACGCCGAACTTTCCCGAGTCCCGGGCGCCCAATGGCTCGGGCCGGATGGTATCCATCCAACGGCAGCAGGCTATGCGCTGAAAGCGCAGATTGCTTATGCCGTGCTCAAGCCGCTAGTGGCAAAGGATCTCGGCTCTAACTAGTCATGCGTTGGCAGCGGTGGTGCGGTATAAAGCGTGCCATCGAACGTGTAACCAACACTGACCGGGGAACCAGAGGGCAGAAGATTTGCGGTTGACCCGGCGGGAGGTTGCCAGGCTGTGATGTCTCCGTCCCATAGCACTGTGTTTGTGACAACACCATCTTCGATGATTGCGTAAGTTTGGATGTTTGGCATGTCAGACTCCTCAGGCAAATTCATCTACGAGAAAGACACCTTGCGTTCCGGCTCCGCCAGATCGAGCCGCCAGGCTTGGCGCATTCGACGCAGCACCGCCGCCACATCCATAGCCCGTTGCCGAGATTCCGCCGCCATTTTGTGTCGCCGAACCGCTCCGCCCCAAGGGACCATCCCCGCCGGCACCACCCATCAATGAACTGGTCGAGGTAGCGAGCGACAACTGCCCGTTTGAACCTGGCATGTTTACCAGTGGGGTGAGTGTTCCGCCTACAACGGAAGAAAAAGAACTGATTGCCATGAAGGGTGGCGTGGTCGGGCCTTGCGGAGCACCTCCCGCTCCACCTTGAAGCGTTACCAACGTTCCCCACGCAGAATTGCCGCCAGTGCCTCCTGATGCGCCAGCGGCACCAGGAGCGCCTGCGGCACCCACCGTAACACTTGTAGCGACCGCCGGCGTGACGAACTCGGCATACGCCCCAGAAAGGCCGGCCGTACCGAAACTTATCTGCCCGGCAGATGTAGCGGGTGCTCCGCCGCCGGCGCCACCCGCGCCGCATCCCCGTACACGCCACTTCGTCGCAGTCACGCCGTTATAGGTGCCTGGATTGACGGTGCCGCTTGCGGTAATGACCTGGGTGCCTAGGTAGCGGCCTGGCCCCACAAGCGTCTTGATAGCAGCCAAGACCTGGTTATAGGTCGTCTTGCTTGGCGTCAGGCCAGCGGCTACGACGATAGCGCGCAGCTCTTCCTGAATCATGTTCAACCATGATCCGCGCACCTTCGTGGCGGGCGTGCCGGTGGCCGGATTGCCCTCTGTGAAGTACCCTTCCGTGCCGGCCGTCTCCGGCGCAGGGAGCGAAGTTGCTGCGGTAGCGTCGTCAATACGAAACATGTTGCCTCTTATGAGTAAGAGAAGATTGGAATCGTGTGCGCCGGCATCACTGCCTTTATTTCGCACTCAAGAACAGCGTTGCCCCAAGACGCCAGCGCGTCACCGGCGCCCATCGCGCCAGCCCGCGCCACCGTGATGGAGTTGAGCGGGGCATTCACTTGCCACGCATAGCTCCACGCCGTCCCACAGCACGCGTCTCCAGCGCGCATTTGCCCCGCGCGCGCTTCGACGAACTGATTGATTGTGACGGTGTAGCCGAGGTTTGCCGTGAATGCGGTCAGGCTCGCTATGGTCGGGCCGCCGACACCGACAAACCGGGCAAGCACCTGCGCCTGCCGAAGAGGGATCGTCGGAGCGACGCCGGCGCATGGGTCTGGCAAGCCAAGCGTCGACTCCCATTCAGGCAGCAACTCGTATGTCGTCGCCGGAAAGGCGTCGACTAGCAGGTAGTTCGCACGTGCGGTCGATCGTGCGTAGCTGGGCGTAAGGCCCGACAGCACCTGCGTCTGCACCGCATCAGGGTCGCGCGGCCATACGCGCCCGCGCGGCATGAGCCCTTGCATGGCCTTCAGGAAGTCGGCCGCCGTGTAATTCGGTGCGAGCATGGGCCCTCAGACGTAAAGCACGTTCGCGAGCACGGGAAGCTGCCCGAACCCGCTTGTGATGTTTCCTGAATAGGTCGTGGTGGTCGTTCCGACGACACCTTGGATCAGCGTGATCAAGAACCCACTCGTGGCCGAAACCGATCTGATAGCGGCCGAGATGTCGTCGCGGTTGACGGTGCCCGCGCGCGGGTCGCCGTTGCGGAACAAGACATCGGCAATCTCCGACGAGATCGCCGCGCGCGTCGCGGTGGTCGCCGAAGTCAGGCCGGACAGCGTGATGGTCAAGCTGTTGGCGATCGGTGCGCACGAATAAACGAGTGCTGTGACTGGCTGCTTCGTTACGATCGAATTTGCAACGACAAGCTGGTCTCCGGCCGCAACTGTGCCCCGCGGAATGCCGCCTGGCCCTTTATCGTTCTGCGACACGCCGTCCGTTCCCTGAGGAAATCCGTTATGCGCTGCCTCAGCGATGTCCCACATGGTGTAGACAACGACAGTGCCGGCGCCGAAGCCATTGGGTGCGCACCATGCGCGGGTGACTCCGGCCACCTGGAGCGCCCACTCCACGTAATCGTCGGAATCGCCGCCCTGCGGCGTACCTTGATACGCGTCCAGCATCCGGCTGCGCAGGTCGTCGTTGGTCTCGATGTCGGCGCCAGACTGGACGGTCGCGATGATGGTGCCGCCTTGCTGAATTCCATCGACTGCAACACCGAGCGACACGGCCGTGCCCGCGTCGGCATTTCCAGCGGACCCCGCGACGTCGGCTACGATCGTGACCGAGACGTTGCCCGTCCCGTCGACAGTGCCTGTGGTGGACGTCGTATAGGTCACACCATCACCGCGCGCAACGGCAGTTCCGGCGCTCAGCACCTTGCCCGTCGTGCCTGGAAATTGCGCGGTCAGTTGTGCCGGCGTGGCCGCCTTTCGGTACACGTCCTTGAGGGCGGCCCATCCCTCGAGATATTCATCCTCCGCGGTGAATGGCACCGCCATGCGCGCAATCCAGTCCATGTATCCGAACTGCAGATTGCACATCGCGGCCTGAACCTTGCCGACTATCTTGAGCACGGCAAATCGCAAGAGCGCATCGGCGCCCTCGAGGGCCGACGAAATGTCGGCCGCCACCTCAGAGATCAAAGTGGACAGCGTCTTTCTTTGGAATGGCATGTCAGGAGAGCTGTTGCCAAGCCCACGCGTACGTCAGATCGATCTGCGGGCCGGTCGGTTGATAGAGCGTGATCTGCGCGCCGAGAAACGAATCGCGCACCCACTGCGTCTGCACATCGATACTCGCGACGACGCCGTCATCAACGAGCCATTGGAGCGCCTCGTTGATGTAGTCGCGCGCGTTGTTCAGCACTTCCTGCGTCTGCTTCGATCGATCGATCAACCAGAGCCGCGAACCGATGGGTTTGTCCTCGCCGATGTCGCCCCACCACCCCCGAGGATCGCCAGTGCCGTCCGGAATCCGGTCGTCTGGATTGGCGCCCCGGTCCGTGAATATGCTGACGAGCACTGCTGTTTGCAGATCATTTCCCGTCACAAGAACCGGCGCGACGAACTTCCAATCGCCGCGGCTGTTGTCGACGTCCCAAATGACCGAGATGTCGGACATGCGTTACTCCTGTTGCGTCGGCGTCTGCGTGTTGATATTGCTGCCGCCCGTCTGGATGTTAAGGATCGGGTGTGTGTGCGAATTTGCAACCTGACGCATCCCCGCCACCGTTCGCGTGTTCGTCTCGTAGTTGTCGAGGATGTCGCCCTTGCATTTCAGCAGCGGCGTGTCGGCGATGACTTCCGGCGTATTGGTGAACGTGATTGGATTCCCGCCGCCGTTGACGACGATGCCTGCTTCGGTCAGATAGACGGACTGCCCGCGGCTGTCGTGAATCGCTACCTCACCAGTTGCGAGCGCTGTCATCCGGTACTTCGCATTCGACGTCGCGATCACGAATCCATCGTTACGATCACCATTTTTGAAGGCGACCAGCGCTTGAGTACCGCCCGGCGGATTCGACGTGAAGCCGTACTCCGCATAGCGCGGCACGTCTGGGATCAACTCGAGCGCATTCAGCCGCACCTGCAACGTCTGGACGCCCTTCGTATCGTCGACGAGCGCTATTGCGCCCCGCGCCATCATCAGCAGGATGCGACGCCCGAGTCGGTTCATTTCGTGCAGCACTATTGCTCCGCTTGCGTTTGCGTTGATTCGTCCATCGGCAGTACGTCGAGCGCGATCGGCTCCGGCAAGAATCCTTGCCGCGGCCCGAAAACAAGCTCTGCGTGCGTGCCGCCTTCATTGAGCACGAACGTGACCTCGGCGAGCAGAAGGATCGTGTTCTCAGGAATGCCAGCCGACGGCGCCGACACCGGATAGTTGATGTTGGGGATCCACGGCGACCCGCTTGCGTCGCGCCAGTTGTCCACGAGAGCACGAACGCGCCGCGCGCGGCCATACGCTCGAGACGCCATCCAGTTCACGCGCTTTTCGATGAATCGCCGGTCGGTCGCGCTCTGCTCGGACACGAAGTACGTTGGCCGCAGCCGCGCAGGATTTGCAGCCGGGCCAGTCGCCACCACCGTCACCACTGGCAGATTCGGGATGCTTTCGTCGTCTGCGCCGGCGCTGTAGGCACTCAACACCGCGTTGTAGGTGCTGAATGTGCCGAGGGTGCTCTTGGTGCAAACCAACGCTTCGACGTTGTTTCCGACGGCCACGCCAGACGCGCCGAGCTCAGTGCCAGCCTGCGAGATCGTCAGTTCGCCTTCCTCGCTCTCAAATACGAGCAGCCCGCAATAGCGGGCGTAGCGCTCTATCACCTCCCACGCTGTCTCTGTGATGCTGACGATTTGCCGCGGAAGAGCCGGCAACTTGTCCAAGACAGCCTGCGTGCCATTCGGCGGCACAAAAACATCAATTGAGTACGGCGTCGCGATGGTCGTGCACAACTGCTCGAGCCCGGTGTTCGCGTTGATCCGATCGAGACGGCACGAACAATCAACCAGGTCGGCCAACTTGCCACGCCCAGAAATCGTGATGTCGTGCGTCCGCGGGGTAACGATCGTTTCGATTGTCTCCACATACCCGGACAGTACGACGTCATCGCCGATCGACACCTTGATCGGCGCGCCCTCGCGCGCAAGCAGCTTCAGCGTGGACGCGTCTGCCGAGCATGTGAGAACGAATGCCGATGTCGCGACTTCGATCGACCGCGTGATGCGCACGGCCTTCCAACCGGTCAGCAACAGCCCGTCCTGAGTCAGCAGCACGCGCACTTCGTCGACACCGGGTTTCGCACCCACAGCGTCGACAATACGATCTGCATTCGACATCAGAAGCTACCAGGTGAGTATGCGTATTGATCGCCGAGCGGTGCCTGCTGGCGATCTGTTTTCAATTGCGTGTCGATGTTCGGTGACGAGGTGACGTTCGTGCTTGTGCCGGGAGGCGCATTCTTGTGCACGATCTCTACTCGTACCTTCCCGCCGGCTCCGGTGCTCTGCGAGGAATCGTCGTCCGTGCGCTCTGGTCCGCCCGCTTGCCGCGAGCCCTGGCCTAGTTGCTCATCAAGTTGACGGGCGATACCCGCACGGATGTTTGCCTCGTTGGGATCTTTCGGCCGCTCGTATAAAGACGAAATCTTCACCGCTGCATCGGCAGGTGTAGTGCTTGCCATGAGCGCATCGCCGGCCACCCGCTCGTTGTTCTGCAACTCCCAAAGCGAGTAACCGAGTTGCTCCTCGCGACTTGCTGAGGCCAGCGGCCGCCCAAACGTGCGCTGGTACAGCGCCTGCCTATCGGGATGCCATTGGAACAGCCCCACGGCCGCGCCATTGTCACCAACAGCGCGCTCGTCGAGGCGGCTTTCGCGACTCGAGTTGGCTACCATGCCAATCGCCCGCTCGCGCGAGAGGCCGTGGTTCATGTACCACTCGACGTCGGAACGCGCCTGTTCGAGCTGGGCGCCATTTCCGACAGCGGTCTTCTGGTTCAACTCTGCCATCGTCGATGCGCCGCGCCCGCGCAACCCGTTACCGAAGCGCTCAAAGCCGTCCCACAAACGTTGTTCGGTGCTATCAGCGCCGTTCGGCTGCGCCTTCGGCCTGCTGCGGCCGCTCCCGGCATCGAATAGCAATTGGATACCGCTCAACAACCCATTTATCCAAGGCTCTACACCGCTTAAAACGGTGGTTTTCAGCCGGTCGTACGTGACGCTCAGCTTTGCAGACGCATCGGCATATTCGCGCGCACGCTGAATATCCTGCTCATCCGGGATGTATGCCTTCGCGGTTGCGAGATCCGCAGACACCTGCGCCGGACCGCGGTTCAGGAAATCAACCAGCGAGCCCGCGCCGGCTGCGTTCAGGAAGTTCTGGGCGCCGCCATATTTCCCTTGGCCGCGTAGCGTTTCTGAGTACGCGGCCAGCTTCGTCAGCACCGATTCGATGGACTCAAGCCGGTTCGGGTCAGTCGAGATGCCAGCCGCCTGGTAGCGCTTCAGCGCCTCCGGATTCCGGTTGTTGATCGCATCGCTATAAGTCTGCCGAACCTGCTCGATGCCGGCATTCGCCTGCTCCGGAGAGAGCCCGGCGAGTCGCCCGGCGTACTGCACGCCGAATGCCGAGGTGGTCGACAGGCCGCTGCGAACCGCGAGATTGCTCATCGACCGCACCGACGAAGCCCATTGCGATTCAAGCTGAGCAATCTTGAAAGTCAGCGCGGTGACGCCACCGATGATGCCGGCCTTGCCAACGAAGCTCGCGATTTCCGAGATTGCCCCGCCGTTTGAACTGAAGCCGGCGGCGATCGAGCTTCCAAGGCCGCTCAGCTTCCCCTTGTTCGCTTGGGCCTGCAGCTTGGAAAGGCTATTCGTCACCTTCGCGATCGGGCCTGACGCCTGATTGTTCGCGGTGATCGCAATCGAAATTTTGCTAGCCATTTAGCCGCTCGAAGATCAGTTCGCCAACGCCTTAAAGGTCGTCGGCATGAATGCCGGATGCACTGGGTTCGCCTGCGCAACAAGCTCGTCAGACCGCGTCGGATCGCGGTACAGCCGCGCCGCAAGCGCCAACGACGGCAGCGGCGTGGGCAGTTGAAACGTCTTGATGGACGACAGCCCAGCGCCGCGCTTGTTAAGGTCGGCGACGACCGCGCCGCGCAGCGTTGAAAGTGCCCCGTACGTCTCATCCTCGCCCTGATCGCCAGCGACCTGCATCTCCGCATCGATCAGATCGGTGACCAGGTCGCGCACGCGCGCGGCGTCATCGCTCGACGTCGGCTCATAGACCGACGATGCCTGCGCAACTGCCCCTATGGACGTGCGGCGGAAAAGATCGCTGCACGCCGACTGCGTGTCGCCCATCGCCGTCCCAATGACAGACGTCGTCGTGCCGGCGTCAGGAACAAACGTCGAAAGAGTCGCCAGCAGCCTGATCGAGTCGTTCGGATCGTTCGTCGCCGCGAGAACAGCAGCAGTGACGCCCTGCACCGACGACGTGAAGGCGTCCACGGTCGTGGCATCGAAAGCCGCGGCGGCGGCCGCCATGGCATCGGCTGCCGTACTGACGTTTGCACGCGCCGTCGTAGCGGCCTGAATCATCGACTGCGTAGTCGCGTTCGACTGCACCGACGAGCTCGGGTACTTGCTGAACGCGGGCACCGTTGCGCTGCCAGCAAAGCGGCCAAAGTCGCCGGGCAGGTCGAACAGCAACTGGAACAAGTTCCGCGCGTCGCCGACGATGTTTTTCGCGTAGGTGTACCAGCCCAGCGCGGTATTCACGACGGTGCCGAGCACTGCCGCACCATAGGAAATCGCATTCAGAGCCGTCTTCGCGAAGTTGAGTGCTGCTGCGACGTTCAACCCCGCCACCGCGTTGAGCACAGACTGCGTGGTCGCGGTCTCGGCAGTCGGGTATGTCCTCTGGCCGGCCTCCATGAATTCGAACTGGAATTCGAAGTATCGGCCCTGCTCCCACCGTTCGATGCTCCGAAAGTCGAGCAAGCTCACGCCGAGACGGCCAAGCGTCGGATGCACCAGATCTCCATCGCCGGCCGTCTCGACTGCCGCAATCATCACATCGCGCTGAGCGATGACGTCATCCCCGACGACGAATCCATGCATGCGAATTCGCCGCGCGCCGCGCCCTAGATCCTCAATCCATGGCGTGTCGCGCTGCGGATACTGGTGGACCTGGTTGCGGCGCCCGAACGCCGATTCGCTGCCAAGCGACACGAACGGCACGCCGCGGTACGACGCCGGTCGCAATTGATCGAAATATGACTCGGCGGACCCGCCGAGGCGCGCGGCGAGCGAACTCGCCAGATTGGAAATCCCCGAGGCAGTGCTGAGCACGGCGCCTGCGCCGCCACCGATGTTCATGCGCCAACTCCAATGCGTTTGCCCAGGCGACGCGCGCGCGCAAGCCAGTGCAGGGTCTCGGTTTCTGTCATTTGCTCGACCCGGTCGGGATCGAAACGCATCATGTGCGTAAGCTCGGTCAGGCGGTCATCCCACCATTCCGGGATCGAGATCTGCGCGGCGATCAGTCGTCCGAGTCCGGTGATCGCCGAACCTGAAAACCGTTGAAGTACGCCACCGCCTCGAGGAAGTCACGCGCACACAGAGCGCGCACAGAGCTTTTCGGCACCTTGCCAATAAGACTGATCAGCGCCACCATGCGCGCGAACGGACCGCCCGCGGCTTCGGCTTTGCGCTTCTGCTGGTTCGTCGGCTCGCAGAGGGCCAGCGAGGAGAGATTCAGCGCGCTATCGTCTTTCGTCAGCGTCACCGGCTTCGTCAACTGAATGACGATCTCCTCCGGGCTTCGATCCGGATTGCGCGCCGCGTCGTGGCCAAAGGAGGCGATAAAATCTTCCGCCTCGTCAATCTGGCTGCCGTACATCTGGTCGATGACGTCGACCGGCACGCCGCTGAGCAGCGCGATCAGCGCGATGGATGTGCCATACACCCCGGATGCCTGCTCCGCGCTCTCGTAGTCGCCGGCCGTCGGTTCACGAAGCGTGATCTGGCTGACGGTCGTCTCCGCGTCGCCCTTGCCATGCTTCAGCGGCTTGCGCAGGACGATCGTTTTCGTATCGGTCATTGCTTATTGCTCCGTGACTGCATTCTGCAGACCTTCCCAGCGGCAGGTGAACTTGGCCTCGACCGTGTCCACCTCTTGCGCCTCAACCGTCCACATGTTGCGGCCGATCACCGTCTTGCCATTCGCCAGCTCGAGCACGAGCGTCACATTGCGCATCGCGTTGAACGCGGCCAGGCTGAGCCCGCCGGAATCGCGGATCGATGCGCTGATGTACGGTGCCTTCGGCATTTCGCTGAAACCGTGCACCGTGTCCTGGCCAGTTTTCGACTCGCGCGTCACGCTACCGACGTCGTATTTCAGCTCGCCCTCGAGCTGGTAATTCACCCCGTCGGCCGTCAGATATGCGACGCCGGCAATGAGGCCTGTGTTGTTCGCCATCGAAGGCTCTCCTGAAATGAAAACGCCGCCCGACAGGAGCGGCGCTCGGCGATTGCCGGATTACGACTGCGTCGTCGACAGACGGAACTGCGCCAGCAGCGCGAAAATGCGCAACTGATTGATGAGAGTTCCCGGCCACAGCACGTCGACGCGGTTCGGATTCGACGCGTTTTGTTCGACGATGATCGACTGCGCGAAGATGTCGCTGCCCTGCACGTATCCTTCGTACTCCATCGCACGGTATTCCGCGATCTGGTCGGCCTTGATGATCTTCGGCGTGACAATGCCGGAGCCCGGCGCGAAGCGGGTGCCGTCGGCCGCCAGCTTCACGCGTGCATATTTCGTCGTCACCATCGTGCGCAGCCGGCGCAGCACGTACGTCAGCAGAAACATCGTCTCGATTTCGAGATAGCTGTTGTCCGGCTGGCCCGACGCGTTCGTCTGGTACGTCGTGATGAGATTCTCGATCGCGACCGTACCGTCATCGGCAACCGTGAACGTCGAGACGCCGTCATATAGCAGCGTGTTGCGCTGGCTCAGGTTGAAGCGCGACTGCAGCGGGGGCGCCAGCACGCCGGTCAGCGCGACCGTCTGCATTGGAATGCCCGGATCCGCGCGCACGCTCACCGCCGTGACCGCTGCCACCGACGCGGCCCATTGCCACGACGGCGTCGGCGAATCGTTGAAGCCCATCACGGTTTCGTGCTGGTTGTTGCGCCCCGTGCCGAACGTCGTGAGACCAGCCCACGTCGAACGGTACGCATAGAACACGTGCCCGAAGACCTGCTGTTGCCAACTCCAACGACCCGTCGAGTCGTTCAGGAAGGCCTTCAGCGCGTCCAACGAAGTCGTGTCCGTGAAGGCGCACGCGATGAAGTCGAACGGCATGTCGAGCAAATTGCCGAGCGCCGTCGTCAACGTCGGGTTCGTCGCGCCACCGGACATTGCCGTGATCGTCGCGGCAAAGCCAGTCGGGAACACCTCGCCGTTCGCCGCACCTTGGTAGTTGAAGCGGACGTCGATGTCGTTCCCGACTAGACCCTTGTTGTCGGCCGTCAGATTGACCGTGCTGGTCGCGACTGCTGCGGTTGCCGGCATGCCCGGAATCGCATTGATCGCCGCGGCGATGGCCGTCGCGACCTGCGCCGTCGTCTGTCCCGCCGCGACGGCGACGGAGACCAACTGCCCGGCGATATACAGCGCCAGCGTGCCATTCGCCGTCGGCGCGCCCGTAACGGCGATCGAGCCAGTTGCGGCGGTTGCGCCAGCAGCATCTGCCAACGGCAGGGTCCACAGTTCGCCGAACGAATCGTTCTGGCGATATGCAGCCACCATCAGCGCAAGGACAGAGTTCGCGCCGAATTGTGTGTTGGCATCGCCAGTGCCGGCCGACAGGAGCGGCGTATTCGCCACAGCCACGCCCGTCGTCATGGGTCCGATCAGCAGGGCGCGCTGATTTGCGACCGCCGAGTTCGCATGCGAGTTATCGATTTCCGCGAAGAACAGCGGAGTGCGCAGGTTCTGCGGGATCTGTTTGAACGGGACGGTCATTGCGCGTCACCCCCAGCCTTCTTCATTGCGGTTGCGGGCGCCGGCGCGTCGATGACGACGTCACCGTCGTTCGCTGCGCGCGTCCAGAAAATGTCGCCGTCGGGCACTTTGATGCCTTCGGGCGGCAGAAATTGCTTCGTAACCGGATGCCGCACTTTGAGGCCCGGTGCAGGTTTGACGATCATTCGTCGCTCCATTAAGAGAATGTGGCCTTGACGAAGCCTTCAGCCCGTCCATCGGGGCCTTCAGTGCGTGGTGCCGGCGTTACTGCGTCAGGGAAAGGCGGGTCCGGGTAAGTCGTCGTAGGGTCGAACACGTTGACGAGGTCCGCGGTCAGGTCAATTTCGGCGAGTTGCGCGTTGACGTCTGGATAGAACGTCTCGTACATCTGCACACCGAGCGAAATCAGCATGCCGCCGATGTGAGTCTCGCCGTCTGAACTCACGTCGGTCTGTGTGCGCATGAACGGGAAGTCCTGCGCGAGTTTGCGCAGCGGCACGCTCTTGAAGATCGCTGCCTCAATGTCTGCTTGCAACCCTTCGAGCGCGAGAAGCGCCGCGGGCCCCGACACCGCTGAGACCTCGACGCGAATCTCGAAGATGCTGGTCGTATTGAATGCGGTCTGCCCGTTATCGCCGAGCGATTGCTTCTCTTCGCCGCCGTAACGCACCTTGATGGCCGGCAGCTTGGCGGCGGTAACGTTCCAATCCCCTGGCGAATACAGATGCGCGCTCACCATGCCGAGCACGGAAAGCAGCGCAGCGCGGAAATCCGCGCGCGCGGTCGGATCAGACATCGGTTTGCCCCGGTACGTTGAGCATCAGCCGCGCGGCGCCGTGGCCGTCCGGATGTACTTCCCGAACCTCCCACTGCTCGCCACTCCTGATGATAAGAAGCTGGTCGCCCTGAAGCGGAAGCGGCTGGCCGGCGAACTGCGAAAGCTGAACGCCGACCGTTGGCTGATTGGTAACGACGGCTTCACCCGTCGTCGGATCGACGCCGAAGAACGCCTTGTCGTAGATGCCCGTGATCTGGAACGGCGCGCCGACGGCGGGCTGATACGTGATTGCCGTGCCGAACGTTTTTTGCAGCGGCGTCAGGATCTTCGCGTCGACTACGTCGTCCCATTCCATCGGCTTACTCCGACTGCGTCACGGAGACCTGGCCGCCGCTGATCTGCGTACCCTCTGCCACTACTTCCTCGACCTTTTCGGGCACGAGGAAACCGAGTGCGCGCAGGCGCTTCACTTCGGATTCCGGCAGCTTGACAGTCTCGCCAGCCTTCTTGATGACCGGATCTTCGTGCGGTTTGAGTTGGTCGTGCAGAGTTCGACCGCGTGCAACAACTGCTTCGATGAGTTTCTCAGCCATGTTCACCTCAAGCGACGGTTGCGGCCAGCGCAGCATTCACGCGGCTCGGGATGATTACGGGAGCGGATTGCATCATGAGGAAACGCTGAGCCGGATCCTCGACGAGCCACGTTTTCGGAGCGAAGGGAAGCGCTCCATAGTTGAACTTCGGATCGATGATCTGACCGAAAGCGCGCGTGCCCTGCAGATCCGGGCCCGACATAATCAGCGAGCCGTCCGGCAGCATCGGCTGTTCGACGTTGTTGTCGTCGACGTACCAGTCGTTGTAGAGCCACAGGTCATACTGCCCCCAGCGCCCCTTGAAGACTGCTCCGCGCTGAATCTGGGCACCGACATTAACGACGTTTCCGTTTTCGCCGAGTGCCGGGAACAGGATGGCGCCCTTCAACGCGGGATCGAGCTTGAAGCCGTTCCACGCCTTGGGCGTGAAGACGATGTCGGTCGCAACCGCACCCGACGACTTAAGGATTTGCGTCTGCCACGTTTCGATGTTGCCGGTCGGGTTTGCCGTGCCGGCGGTGATGTTGGCAGCAGTCCACGTGGCGCCGCCGGTCAGTGCGACCGTCAGCGAGCCATCGCGACCGAAGTCAATCACGGTAGTCGGAAAGCCCTCGCCACTCACGGTCAGCGTGCCGGTGAGGAGAACCTGCGCGGCCATCCATTCGAGACGGCGCGTCAGCATGTCGATCTGGTCGTTGAGCTCGAACTCCAGGTTCATCTGCTCGCGCACTTCCGGCGGAAAATCGCCACCGATGCGCTCGCCGATCATGCGACGGACCGGCTTGCGCAGATCGGGTGCGCGCTTATCCTTGATGTACGGCGGTTTGAAAGTGTTCGTCTGGAAGCGGCGGCTTTCGACCAGTTTGCCCTCGACGAGCGGGGAGCAGAACGGAGACATGCGGCGCTTGCCCACGTCGACGTCGATCGACACGAATTCAGAATCCTCCGCAATCATGTTGCGGAAGAACTTATCGAGCAGCCAGCTTTGTGCCAGCTTCAGGTTCTGGACGACACCGATAAGGGTGTTGGTGTCATAAATCAGATTTCCGGGCATTGCTCTCTCCGAGTTGTGAGCCCAAATGAAAAAGCCCCGCTCGGTGGCGGGGCTCTGACATCAGTTCAGGTTGGATTTAGCTCGGGTCAGCAGCCGAGACCGAGGATTTGAGGTGCACGCCGAGCGGGCGCAAAGCATCTTGCGCAGCCGTCAACGTGATGCCGGTGCCGAGCGTCACAGCATTGCTGTTGAATTCGCCCTCGAGAAACACGCCGGCGACGACATCCGCGGCGCTACCGTCGGCGTTATCGGCGAGGATGGCAACCGGATTCTGGCTGCCATCTGCCGACGCCGACAGCGCGATCGTATATTTGCCGCTTGCGGTGATCTTGCCGAGGACAGTGCCGCGAACATACGGGCCGCCGGTCAGCGTCACGTTGCGTGTGACGATCTGCTTCGGGCCCGCGATCAGTTGATCGGGAACGAAGGTTTGTGCCGAGATCGACGGCACTTGGGGGTTCTCCCCAACCGTGGTGACAGTCAAAGACATCTGTGAATCTCCGTTGGTGGGGACGGGTTAGGACTCGCCGCGGCGCAATTTGCCCGCCGCGAGGATTTGCTCGGCGAGCGACGGCGCAGCGGCAGCGGGCGTCGAAGCACCGGGGTTCGGGGTCACCACTTTCGCCATGCGTTCGTCGATCGACGGTCCGCGGCGTGGTGCCGGCGCTGCTGCTGCAGAAGCATTCGATTCCGAACGGTCAGCAGCAGCGGCTGCCAAAACGCCGATGGCTTGCACCGCCGACATGTTCGTGTCGAAGGCCAGCGAGCAGGCCTGCTTGACCGATCCGAGCTTGATACCTTCGGCGACGATGGCGGCGCAGCGAACTCGCTCACGTTGGCGAGCAGCACCCGCGCGGCCGGCGCGCTTGCCCTCTTCCTTGTCGTCTTTGTCGTCGGCTTCAGCGTCGGCATCGTCGTCGCCTTCTTCGGCACGGCGAGCGTTTTCCTTTTCCTTCTCTTCTTCGGCCTTGCGCGCGGCTTCTTCGTTGTCCTTCTCTTCCATGCGCTTTGCGTAGTCCTCATCGGACTCGTCGTCGCGCTGCTTGCGGTCGTCGTCTTCCGCGCGCGCTGCGGCAGCGCTCGGGATGCCGAGGAAATGGGCGAACGGCATCGCGCTCGCGAGCTTCGAGAGCTTCATGTGTAACGTCCTTTGGATATGGTTTAGGCGGAAATCTGCTGGATCAACGCCCGAAACGCGGCATCTGGCGCTGCCACTTCGTCCGCAAGCCCAAGCGCGACACCCTTGTCGCCCATGAACGTCGCGGCCTGCGTATCCCGAACCGTGGCGGCTGAGATATTCCTGTTGCGGGCCACTGTGTCGACAAACAGTTGACCCATCGTGTCGATGTCGGCCTGGAAACGTAGCTTCGCGTCGTCAGACAGCGGGATTTCGCTATGGCCGTCGGCCTTCGCATCGCCGTACGTGATGAACGTCACCTTGATGCCTGCGCTCGTGAGCGCCTGCGACATGTCGACGTGCGCGCAGATAACGCCTATGCTGCCGACGCCACCGGTGCGCGGCACATAGATCTTGTCGGCCGCGCTCGCAATCGCATACGCGGCGCTATACGCGGACTCATTCAGGATCGCCCAAATCGGCTTACTGCCGCGCGCCGCGTAGATGGTGTCGACGATGTCAAAGCACCCGGCCACTTCACCGCCTGGGGAATCAATGTCGAGCACGATCGCCTTCACCGACGAATCGTCCAGCGCGGTGAACAGGTTCTGCCGGATGCCGTCGTACCCTGTCATGCCCGACCAAGGCCGCAACGATCCAAGCTTTTGAACCAGCGTCCCTTGAATAGGGATGACAGCGACCGGGCCCACCATGTCGTATCCGGTTCGCGGGTTGTTGCCCGGCTCCGCGAAACCATAGTCGTCGTCTTCCATCGCCATCGGCGTGACAGTCGAACCATCGAGCCGGCCTATCATGCCAATGCCGAGGCGCTCGGAGAGCGCCGCGAGCACGATTTCCGCCTTACGCGGGTGCAGCATCAACGGCGTGTTGAAAACACGCTGCGCCAGCCGCGGTAGAAGATGGTTCATTGCGCTTGCGGTTCCTCTGTGACTTGCTGGGCCGGCGTGCCGGCCAGCGTCGACGGCAGCGGCACGCCGCGGCTTTTGTAGTACTCGACCTCGATCGCACGCTGATCCGCGTTGTCTCGCCAGTCAGTGCCCGTCGCCTGGGCTGTTTCTTCCTCGAGACTCGATATGCCGGTCTCAATACCCAACGCCTGCCCCTGCCGCTCCTTAAGCGGATCAACGTAGCCGCGGCCCGGCCCAATCCACCACGCACGTGTGTATGCCGCACGGCCCGACATGAAGTCTGGGGCGCCGGCCGGCAGCGGCAACGCATCGACATCGAATGCCTCTTCGATGAACGCCGCGTAAATCGGCATCCCGAAGCCGCGCCCGAAGTCGCTGCGACGACGGTCGAACGTCTTCCATGCCTCAAGCGCCGCCGCGCGATAGGAGCTGTAGTTCACATCGGACCAGTTCTGGCTGATCTGCTGAGCAGACATTCCAGTGCCGGCCGCGACGTTGCGAAGCATGGCGTTTTCGAACTCGGCGAAGTTGCCTGCTGGGCGCGACGCCGCAACGGTGTTGATCGTCTCGCCGGGAAACAGGATCGGCAAACGGGCGCCGCCGAGGCGCAACTCGTTCTTGTCGTGGAATTCAGCGCGCGCGTCCTGATAGCCGTTCAGCGCCTCTTCCTCGCCGTCGCCGAGCGCCTCGCCGACCAGCTGCTTGTCGAACGGGCTCGTAACATAGGCGCCGAAGATCGCGTTGATGATCGCAGCGTCAAGCTCCGTGCCGTCGTACTTGATGAGCATCTTCAGACGCTGCAGCACCGGCGTGAGAATGCCGGCACCGCCGCGGTGTTGCGACGCGCGGTCGAAGTCGTAGTCGTGGACGATGATCGGGCGACCCCAGTCCGTCTCGGCGGGGATGCGTTCCCACGAGACCTGCTTATTGCCGCTGAACCAGTCGCCCTGATGTGCCTTGCGTATGTGATACGCGACCGGCGCACCGTCTTCGTCGATCTCGACGCCGCCGCGCATGATCTGCTTGTCAAAGTTCTGCTGCGGATTCGACAGTCGATCCGGGTCGATCAGTTGCAAAACTGTCGCATACCGCGCGCCCTTCTTTAGCCGCTGCGGCATCCACCGCAACATGCCGAGCGCGTCGCCGTCGACGATCTTGTGCCGAAACGCGAGGCGCATCATCTGCGGAATCGTCAGCTTGCGCTGCGCATCGCAGAAGCGGCCAGGGTCTTCCGACCACGTGCGCCAGCCGGCCTCGATGGCCCGGCCAAATTCGTCGGCCCAGACGTGATCGAACGTCTTGAGACCAGTCTGCGCCTGCAGCGCGCGGTAGTCCGGCTTCGAGATTGGGCGGAAATCTGCGCCGATCACGTTGTCGAGCGTGCGCGTGACCGCTGCGGACGCCCAGCCATCGTTGCGCACGAGATCGCGCACGCGCGACACAATGCGATCGCGATACGGATTGAGTTCACCGTCCGGCGACCACAGAAACGGCTGCCAGTCGCGCATGTGCTGGCCGCCCATGTCGGCGGCATCATAGGCAACCTGGCTGCCGAAGCTGCCCGAACTGTTCAGCGCGAGCGCACGTCTCCCACGCGCGGGCAACGGCTGGCCGTCCGCGCCAAGGATCTGTACGTTCTGTTCGCTCATCGTCTCGTGAATGTCAGTCTGAGTGCTTTGCGGGGAGCTCTGACGATGCCGAGCTGCGCCTGCATGAGTTGAATTGCTGCCGCCAGATCGGCGAGGTTCGCCCGCGTGTATGTGACCGACCGCGTCCCGTCGCCCTGCGTGTACGAAAGCGATTCCGCCTGGCCGCCGGTGGAAAGCGCGAGATAGACCTGCTGCGCATTGGCGAGCGCCGTGCGCAACGCGGTCTGATCCATTCCGGCCAGCAAACTGCTGTTCGGGTCAAAGCATGGCAAGGTTGCTCTCCAGATGGTCAGCCGGCGAGCCGCCGCAGACGCGTTTTCTTCGCAGGTGCTTCCTGCTTGATGACCGGGCCGTCGGGACGCGCGGGGCGCACGACGCTGATGTCGGTGATTACCGGCTCAACCGGTGCGGGGTCGACCAACTGCGACGGATCTGCCTGCACCTGCTCCACCCGCCGGTTCAACTTCAACCCCATGTGCATGAGACCGCAAAGCGCGGCGTATCCATACACCCGAATGTCGAGCGCTTCATTCGCGCGACCAGGCGGCAACTCCCACACGCGAAACTTTTGACCGTTCGCGATCTTTGTGACAGAGCGCTCCGCGATCAACTGCGCAAAGTAGTTGATGTCCCGGTCGCTCGGGAAATGCATATACCCGGCCGGATATGACACGACACCGTTATCTTCTTCGGGCTCGCGCCGCAGACGATCTCGAATCACGTCCTTCGCAGCATTGACGCCGATGATCACCGGGCGGAAGGTCGCCTTCGTCCGCGACGAGGGGCGCTTCGTGGGCCACACTGGCGACCGGGCGCCGCCGCGCGCCGACTCGCCCTTGATCGCCCAGATCCGCCGGCCGAGCCGCGCTTTCGCGAACTCATATACCTTTTGCGTGTGGTGGCCGCCCGAGTCGATGCAGGACCCCATCACCTCGAAACCTCGACCGTCGGCGCGACGCCATATCCGTTTTAGGTAAGCATCGACGCGCGCCCAAAGTTCGACGCTTTCTGGATCACCCTCGAATACCGCGTGGTCGATGGACCAGCTTTCCTCGTTTCGCCCCCAGGCGATCGTTTCTGCTTCGACCCGGTCGTCCTGGACGTCGAGCCCGGCAGTAAGCACGCCGGCACCGTCAGGCACCTCCGCGGACCAAACCTCGGTCCGCGCAGCGAGACGCGCTTCGCTCAGCGCCCGGTCGCCGCGATCCTCATAAGGCTCGCCGAGCACGAGGTTGATGAACGTCTGGCGCGCAAGAGGATCATCTTTCACGCGCAGCCACTCGGCGACGAGGTTCGCCCAGCAGGCATTCGGGAACAGGCTGTATCCGGCCCAGATATGGAAGCCGGCATGTCCGTTGAACGGCTTAGTCGCGCGCCACTCTCCGCCCGCGACCATGTCTGGCTTGTCGACCTCATGGATGATGCAGCCGTTATGCCGGCAAACGTAGTAGACGGTCTCCGGCAATCCGTTGCCGTTCTCGTCCTTCTCCCACTTCATGCCGTGCGGCGTATCAGGTCCACCCCACTCAAGCACCTGGTGCTCGCCACAATGCGGGCACTTCACGAAGAAGAAGCGCTGGTCGCTCTCCGCGAAGCTTTTCTCAATTCGGCTATAGCCTTTGACCGTCGGCGTTGAGCCGAGCACGATCTTGCGATTCCAGAAGGTCTCCGAGCGCTTAGTGCCGAGCGCGATCTGATCGCCTTCATTGCCGGCGCCATCGACGGGGTAAGCGTCGACCTCGTCGAACATAACTACGCGCGAGGTGATACGGCGGAAGCCGGCAGGACTGTTTGCGCCGACGAGCGTCAAACTGGAGCCGTTGCGGAACGTCTTCGCCAGAATCGTCTGGTCGCTGTTCTTCGCCTTCTGATCGCCGGCGATCGCCGCAAGCACAGGCGTATCGCGCAGCATCGGCGCGATTTCCGTTTTCGAATAGCTCTCCGCATCCTCGACGCGAGGCTGAACGACGAGGATCGGCGACGGATCCTGATGGATGAAGTAGCCGACGGCATGGTCCATCAGTTTGGTGTAGCCGACACGCGCCGACTTCATCACGCTGATCTTCTCGACCGACGGATCGGTCACGGCATCAAGCATGCCTCGCTGATACCCGAACGCGCGGAAGCGCCCGGTCTGGGCACTCGTCTCGCGCGACAGAACAGCGTAGCGCTCTGCCCATTCGCTCAACGTGAGCTTGGGCGGCGGCAAGAGGTTCTCACGGCGAGCTGCGAGCAGACCCTCATACAACGCGTCATGCCCTCGGGCATATCGCCGCGCGTTATTTTGGGTTGCCAGCTCCGTCACGGGTTAGCTCTTCGAGTGCTTCTGTGATGATCTCCTGCAACATGTCCTGCAGCTCGGCAGGCGTCTTACACCGGTGGAGGCGCGGGGCCTGTTCCGCGGGAATCGACAGCAGGCGTGTTCGGACCTTTGCATACTCGGCCCCGACCGCCTTCGCCACCTCGGTGACGTCGACGACCAAGCCAGAGTCCCGGTCGTATTCGAGTTGAGCCATCAACCCGAGGTAGTTCTCTTTGAAGCGACGGGCTTCGTCGAAGCTGAGCAACTCGACGGCTCCGGTCAGGATGCGCTCCGCCGCAGCCTCGGCGCTCTCGCCGGCGGCCAGCGTTACCTCGCTCGCCGCCTGGGTAACAGTTTTGCGTTTGTTACCCTGCGACTCTTGGGTAACAGCTTGGGTAACAGCCGGCGTGCCGTCGCGGCGGTATCGCTTGAGCAGTTTGTTCGATTCGTCGACGTTGACTTCATCGCCGTCAAACACAAGCCAGCCGCGCTCCTTCCACTTTGTGACCGTCTTTCGACTGACTCCGTGGAGGGTTGCAAACTCGCTCTGTCTCATCGTGCTCGACTGTTACCTGTTACCCAAATTTCAAAAGTTTGTAGCTAGAGAAAGATCGCGCGCGCGCAGTGCCCTTGGGTGCGGAAGGGCGGATGGGACCCGCCCGCGCTTATAGCGGGCTCGGCATCGACACGCCTCCGTGCAATAGAGAGCCCCCGACCTCTTCGCGGTGAAGAAATCCTTGCATTCGAGGCAGCGGGCAAACCACACGACAGAGAACCGGCAACCCGCTTTCGAAGCCTTCGAACACGATGCGCATACGAGATCGGCATTTGCGTGAGCAATTGTCACAATCCTCTCGAACACATTTCTACAGTGCTTGCAGGTTGCCGCTCGATTGATCGTGCGCATGTTGAGCACGTTCTCACGCCTAGTGGCCGGCTTGAGATTCGCACGCCGATTGTCGACCGTGTTGTGGTTGTCGTGGTCGACGTCGAGAGAGTTTGTATGATCCATGCCTAGTACGACACGGTGCATGCGCACCGTCACATACTTTCCATCTCGACGCGTATTGCGCACCGCGTAGATACCAGATCCGCTTCCGTTGGGTTTGGCCTTCCATTTTCACTGCGACAGAAAGTCCACCATGTCGTCATCGACGATCGCGAAGGCGTGCTCGCCGACAGCGTACTTGCCGGTAAGTCTGATCAACGCCATGGGAACTCACAGTTTTGCCGTGGCAACCGCCTTCGCCATGGCCTTGTCGAACTCGCTCGCGAAGTTCGCGTCGACTGATTCAAGCGCGCGCTCACCGAACTCAAGATGACGCCGGACAGGAATGGCGTCGCCGAATCGGATCAGCAACTTCAGATGCCCTGTCGCGTTCGCGCCGCGTATCGCTACACCGCGCTTACCTGACCGCTTAATGACTTTTGCATTCTGCGGACGCTGCCACACCCCGCCGATCTGCTCGCCGCTCTTCGTCTTGATCGTGCCGACGAAGACGTCAGGACGCGACTCCAAGCGCTGCATTGCGGACTTGCTGAAGTTGCCGTACTGATTGAGCAGCGTCTTGTCTTTCGGGTTGAGCCACGTCCTGCCGCGGCCGATCAGCGTATGGTTCCCACCGAACTCGTATGGCTCGAGGTACGCCGCCGCGATGTCCTTGATGAACACGCGCGCTTCAAGATCGGTTTTGCGCGCGCCCTTCACTGCCACCGAGTTGATGGTGAAAGGCGTTGGCCGGTCGAACACCTCCGGCATTGCAGACTTCTCTTCGGCCTGCGCGATCTTCGCGACTGCTGTCAGGGCCTGCGCAATGGCAAAAGGCAACTGCTGCTTCTCAAGCTGGCTCAGCGACTTCGTCAGCTTCTGCAGGTCAGCAGACACGCTGATCGCGAACGACGCCATCGAAGCCTCAAATAAAAAAGCCCGCATCGAAGCGGGCGAATCCGACGACTCTCATCGCGGAGGAGACATGTTGAAGGCTAATGCGTGCGGCCCGCATGGCGCAGTGGCCGTCTATCGACGCGCGCGGCTGCTTGCTTCGCCCTCAGATTGACGTCGCCCAGATGTCATCTCCGGCGCCGTCCGCCGGGTAACGGCGTCAATCTGAGGGTAGAATCCTTTCGCCAATTTCGGCGAACATGGAAAACGACATGGCTCTCTACGAAAACAAGGACGCTACACTGAAAGCGCTCGACCTCGCGAAGCTCGCTATTGAAAACGGCTTATTGGCCGGTGTCACGCCAAATGGCTTCGTCAACCCTGCGGAATCTGGCAAGAAGACCGCAGAATTTGTTGGTGGCTTCGTCAAGGAGTTGACTAAGCAGATCGAATCGCTGTGACGCAAAAAAGCCCGCTCACCGGCGGGCTTCTCTACCGACGACTTCGCCTCCCAACCGGGAAGCAAAAGCTCACGCGCGAGGCGGATTCGGTAATCAGGTTCGAATCATAATGCAGCTTTCTCGGGTTTACAACCGTCTTTTTGAATATTTTTGATGATATGGCTCGCTGTCAGCGCCGAGATGCGCTTGGAAATCGCAGCGTGCGCCTCGGCAAGCACAAGATCGAACGGCCGACCGCGCAAATTGGCCTTATGGGTCTTCCGCATGCGAGTCTGGACCTGTACAGGCGACATGCGCAGCACGTAGGTGTACTTGAGAACCCACTTGTACACGTGATCCGGCATGCTCGACCACGCCGCTTCAACAACCCAACCATCCTTCTCCACAGGCGTCACTGCCGCTGGCGCATTGGCGCCATCGCGCAGCGCGACGCACAGATGTGCCCACTGAGCGCATACGCCGCTGTGAAACTTGGGAGAGCGCACGGTGCTCCCCCAATTGTCGAGCCTCTGCTCCATGTTTTTAAAATCGCTCATCTATCCCCCGTGCGGTAACTGGTGCATCGAATCATGTTGAATACGTCTTGCTGCGCTTTCTGTCGCCCCTTGCGGCACGTGAACTTGCGAAAGCCCGGCGTGTAGTCCCTGTCCAAGTCGCGGCAACCGGCGCATGTCCCGTCTTGACGCTCCTGGACAATGATCATGGGATCGCGCTGCTCGGCCAGCCTCATACGCAGCCCGCCGATGCACGATACTTCGCGTAAGGTTTGCGGATGTGCTGATCGAACTTCGCGCGCGCCGCGGCGTCGTGGTCGAGCTGCGCACGGCTCTTCACACCGCACACCGCGCGGATGAATGCCGCCGCGCTCTCCGCGCCGTGGCACGGGTTCGACTGAATGGATTCGACCCATTCCCAGAAGGCTTGCTCGTTCGACCACATGCCGGCCAGCTTGGCGAGTTCGCCGCCCTTTGCGCGCGCCATCATGCCGACCTCCAGTACTTCAAACGGCGAATCCGTCGCATGCCGATTCGACGTGGTCGCACTTTGCTTCGGCGCCGGGTGCCGAATAGAGCATCAAGATTGATTGCGCGGTTGATTTTGAACGAAGCTGACCAACCGTTGATGGGCCATTCGATGCGGTCAGAGCAAACGTCGCGACCTTCGATCATCATGGCCACTCCATTGACCGAACGAAGCGGGTATTCATGTCCCCCAATGACGAGGGTTGCTTTTCCGAAAACGATGCGGTTCATCACATGACCACCGTGTAACTGATGCCGTGATAGCTCAACCAGTCGTCCAAGGCATGCCGCAACTCACGCGCTCGAGGCCACGGAAATTCGATCTGGATGCGGTCATCGCTGAGCACGTCGATCTGCCCGGTAAGCGGGCACTCGGGGAACGCAATTAGCTTGGCCTGCGTCGCGCCATCAATGCGCTGGCTGCTCGCGTCGATCAGCGGCTGCGGAACGTCGGCGTATTGGATGTATGCGTGTGCGCTCATAGCGTCACCTCATCGAGTTGCTCGTCGTGCACCGGCACGCCGCTGATCGGGCGTAGGTTGACGTCGTGAATGTCTCCGTGTGTGACCCAACATCCGGCGTGAGGGCCACAGTCAACAAGCATGGGCACGCGGTGCTTGATGTGCCAGACCGGGCCAGCCGGATCTTGTCCGACGCAACTGAGTACTTGGACGATCACCCCGTTATTCGCCGCCTCGACCATTCCGACCGTCACCGCCAGATCACCCGGTTTGCAGTTCATGCGATCTCCCTCACGTCCCATTCAAGGTCACCACTGGCGAGAAACGGCGCCAGCGTCTTTCGATGCGTGTTCACCCATATCTGCACACGGATCGTCCCGTCGGCGTTGAATCCCGCGACCGACACGTGCGGCTTCAGGTCGTCCGGAATTTCGATGTCTGCCCAGATATAGCCGCGTCCCGTGCCGCGGTACCACTCTGTTTTCTCCGGACCGATCAGTTGAACAACGTTGAACCATCCGCTGTAAAAGTTGGACTGCCGCCGGCCGCGCACCGACCGCGTCGACTTAAGCGGCACATTCACAAACACCTGCATTAGTGCGCCTCCTTCGGTTTTGGAGGTGGCGGCATCATTGGCGATGCCGGCTTGTCCCGCGTGATATGCCCCTCGGCCAGATCAATGACATCGCGAAACGTCGCATCTCGCCACACCGCAATCCACGGCTGGCAGCCGAGATGCCGACCCAAGGCAAAACTTCGTTGCCATTCAGATACCTGAAGAATTACTTTCTTTCGCCAATTGAGGCGGTATCTGGTCATGCCGGTTAGCATGCTTCCCCCATTTCAATATTCATCTTTCTGGCGCGCCGAGGCTTCCAGCGCGCAAACCCCGCATCGAACCGCGCAAACTTCTCTTCTCGCAGCGCACTGCCTTGATCGAGCCACGCGTGACACAACATGCAGCCTGGCAATGTGCGTTCGTGGCTCGCCTTCAGTCCCATGCCTTTTCCCGCGCTCAGCCGGTTGTCGTGACACGGCACAACCGTCGGATCAGCCCACTCGCACCGCGCGCATTTGACGTTCAGGTAGCACGGCTCGCCGCGGCACGCCGCGAGGTATTTCGAGCCCTCGGCAACCGTCGGGCGCTTCGGCTTGCTCTTCATCGCCGTCCGGCGCGCAATCTGCGTGTTGCGGTCGAGTTGCTTCTTGAATACGCCCGGCTCTTTGCGCTTGAATCCCGTGCGCGCGAGCGGCGCGCCGCGCTTCATCGGTGCCGAACGTTTCATGCCGGCTCAAGCAGACAGTTCATCTGCACCGGCATACCGCCTGCCGAAAGAACTGATAGGCGGCCAGCGCGCCAGAAGTGGAAGGCAAGATCGCGCAGTGATGGTGCGATCGCGGCCGCGTCGAATTCACGCTCGAACCATGCGTCAAATTCTTCTCGCTCCGTCATGCGGCCACCTGACGCATAAGGGTTGCGAAAGGGTTGATCGCACCGCCGACGGTGCGCATGCGTTCACGACATTCACGAGAAGACTGGCTCGAAGTTTTGCGCGACGGCCGCGACGCGTCGTCTCCAGATCCCAGTTCCCACAAACCTGCCCAGTTGCCCCGGATGGAACTGCGGCTCCAGTCGCCGATGCGGAATTTCTTGCCATGCTGGCGATTGAGTACCTTGTCCGTCGCGTTGGGCGATGCCCCGGTCGCTGCGGCGAGCTGCTTCACCGTCATCCGACCGCCGTCGTCAAGGATCGCGATGATCGCGGCTTCTACCCACGAATATCCCGCGCGGCCTGCGCGCGACTTTGTGCCGGATAGCCCGATCCGCTGCGCCTCTCCCTTCGCAGCCAGATAACCTCGGTGTGGCAACAGCCGTTTAACACCGACCTTGATCGACTCGTTGCTGCGGTAGATTCGGCGAAGCGTTGCGCGCTCGGCCGGCGACCATACGGTGCCGTCCGAAAGCGCAACGCCGACGCGCGACGCATGCACCTTCGCGGCTTCATACGAGCGACCTGGCAAGCGATCCATTTGCGTGATCAGCGTCAATCCCTGTTTTGCGATGTCAGCGAGGGCTTCGTTTTCCTCATTCGACCATTTGCGCCCACCCATCACTTCACCTCCTTGATCACGAGTCCGCGCGCGGCCATGAGGTGTCGCTTTATGCGATACCCCTCGGTGACGCGACCCTTTACATCTTCGATGACGGTCTCGCCGCCCTGCTCATAGACGAAGTCGGCGACGTAGCGCAGCGCCGGGCGCTTGCGGCCCGCGATCACGACCGGCTCTGCCAGGATGAACGGCACCTGCAATTCGAGCTCAGCAATCTCGCCGCGCGCCTGCATCTGAACGAGCTCATGCCAACGCGCCATCTCGCGCTTGCTGTCGAACTTGATGCCGCCCGACTCGCATTTCTGGTTGCGGTACTTCGCCGGCTTGGCGGCCTTCGTCAGGCTCTTGAGCGTCTTGCCGAGCGGCGCGGGGCTCCCGATCTGCGCCGCGGCGCGCGCGGATCCCGCAATGCTGTTGCCGATCGCCAGCGTGCCGACGCCGTCCGCAACCTCGTCGAACGTGCTGTGCGGCGCGTTGCCCGTGCGGCGCATTAACTCCCGCTCGGCGAAGCTGCGGCCGATGCTGCGGTCTTCTCGCACGCGCGCGGTGCCGACGTTTGTCGTGCCTTCCGGGTATCGCAGTGACGATCCTCGACTTGTCATGCCTTCTTCTCACTGTCCACGTAGTTGCGCAGCTCGCGCCGCTGAATCTCTGCCGCCCTGTCGCCGTGCCGCTGGCGCACCGCCTCAATCAGTTCTCGTGCCGCTCTGTTGCGGCCGGCGCGCGCCTCGCGCACCGCCGACCTGAACCGCTCGAGGCACTCTTCCCGCGTCACGCCCTTGCCGCGCTCCGCTGTCCGTCGAGCCGGAGCAGCGTCGACGCTTCGTCGCCGCCTGCGTGACCGACCGCCTTCGCGATCAAGACGTGCAAGCCCTTGATGCCGTCGTCCGTTCGGAGCCCGCCTTCCCGGTGCAAGCGCGTATCGGCGATTGCCCGCCGCGCGCGCTCGACCTGCTCAGAACGAAGCGCCTCGCTCATCTCAAGCCGCGGTGCTTCGGTGCGCGCGGTCCACTGGCGCGGCATGAGCGATTTGCAGATGTCGCGGAACTCCGGCAGCGTCGGCGGGAAGGTCTTGTGTTTCTCCGAGCACTTCGCCAACGCCTTGAGAACGATCGGCTGCGGGAAATCGCGCAGGCCGTTGAGCCACACCTGCCGCGCCGACTTCATGCCGACGTCTTCGCCGTCCTCGACCTGACCTATGCGGTACTTGTCGAGCACAGAATTGCCGTACATCCCATGCAGCAGCATGAACAGGCGTTTGATCTGCACTTCGTCGATGGCGTCAGACATCGATAACCTCGCTGGTCGATTGGCGTTGGGGGAAGATGGCGGCGGCCGCGGCGCTGCGATCATTGCGAGCACCTGACTGCGATCCGCCGCGGCGCGCTAGACCGGCCCAATCGGCCCGGATCGCCTCCATGAAAGCGTCGTCCCAGCTCACGTAGCGATAGCCGTTTGCGCGGGCCTTGGTGACGAATGCAGCGAAATGGCGCTCGACGTTCGAATGACCGTTCTCAACAGCCCATTGGCGAACTCGATCGCTAATCGCGAATCCTTCCGGAAGCTGCGTCTTCACAGTTCTCGTCGTCGCTCCCCGTCGCGAGTGCGCAGGACGAGAATCGTCTTGCGATGCTTGTATGTTTACTGACGGGTTAATGGACGGGTTTAAGGACGTATTGGGTGCACCTGCTGCACCCCGTTCTGGAACCACGTGCACCCCGTCTTGGAACGACGTGCACCCCGTGGAGGAACCACGTGCACCCCGTTCTTTACGAGGTGCACCAGATGCACCCCGTTTTTCTTCCTTCGGCATGGCCAGGTCATAGCAAACCGGACGGCGATCGCCGCGGTCGATGTACGCCTGAACGATTGCCTGATTGCCGCGCACGATCACGCCGATCTCTTCCATCTCGGCTAGCTTGTTGCGCACAGCGCGCTCAGACAGGCCCGTCTGACGCACGAGCGTTTCCGCAGACGGGAAAGCCGCCTTGCCATTTACGTCGGCATAGTTCGCCAGCACGAGCAGCACATGGCGCGCGGTCGGGCTTTCCACGATGTCTTGGTCCATCGCCCAGACCATGGCTTGGATGCTCACGCTGCAGCCCCCAGCTTCACGCAATAGACGAGAGCGCCGCCGCGGACTTCGGAGGTCAGCAGGCCGTCCTGCTCGAGCGCCTTGATCTGCGTGCGCACGGACGACGCCGACAGCCCGCACTTCGCGGACAGAACGCGGACAGACGGCCAGCACTCGCCAGTCGATTGCGTCGCGAAGTCAGCCAGCGCGAGCAGCACGATCTTCTTCGGCGCACGCATGTCGCGTTGCCATGCCAGATTGACGAGGTGAAAGCTCACGCGGCCGCCTTCGGCACGACGGCCAGAAGCTGCTGGCTGGTCTGCGTCGCCAGATCCTTACGGGAGCCCACCACAGCCAGACGGCCCGCGTCGAGCAGCTCGCGCACGCGACCGCAAACACTACTGAGTTTCAGGTTGGTGACCGCGGCGATGTCCTCGCGCGTCATCGGCGGACGGCCATGCTCGAACGCGTCGAGAACCATCCGCTGCTTGGCGGACAGTTCCTTAACGGTGAGAGCGTGATAGGCGTCTTGCTGCGTGTCGGCGACGCGGCGGCCCGACCGGCCGCTGTAGATTTCCGTCTGCATGGCGGATCTCCGGTCAGGCAACGCTGTCGACGAGAAACGCCTCGTGTTTGCGTTTGCTCATTTGGTACATCGTGGGCGCGCAACGGCGCGTTCCGCAATGAAACGGTCCGCTGCTGGACTGCATGAATTCCGACATGAAGCAGCGCTTCGCGCGGTTCTGCTCCTTCGCGCCATAGTGCGGCATGTACTTGCTGCGGTTGTGCGCCGTCTTGGCGGAAACCATCTGACGCGCCCGCTTTGTGCCGGACGCCACACGATGAACTGCACTCGGAACGCTCAGCACCGCTCCGAAGCCTCGGGACAATGCCGCACCGATGGCCGAACCAATCAAGGTGACTCTCTGCATTTCAATCTCCAATGGGTCTAACCGGTGTGCGGTTAGTAGTGCTAAACCGGGACATAAGACGCCTGGCTGGCAAGAGGCTTATGTGTCGATTCATCCCATTTGATGCGCCGGCCGGCCCGACCGGCGCCTTACTTCAATGCTTGGTGCTTGTCGCCGATTCCTTCAGCGCGATCACCGTTGCCATTCCACTTATCTCGAAGGCTTTGGCGAGCTCGGGGTCTGCCTGCGCCCGTTTCAACAATTCCTTGAGTACCGCTTCTCTTTCGTCCCCCACCCGCTTCCGGGCGTCCTCAATGGCCTGTCGGCCCATCTGAAGCGCCGCGTCGTCTGTCATTTCATAGGTTCTCCCGGGAAAGTACTTCCTCCATCAGCGTCAACATCCCCATGCGCATGAGGTACTGCGTCACGGCGTGGTTTCCAACAAGCCGCTCGAATTCAGCGATGCTCCGCGCCGGAAGATCCCGCCGCGCCTTCCCGTGCCGGTCTACGGGAGTGCGGCTCAGAATCCCGGACATATGCGAATTTGGGATCCGAAGCTCGGCGGCCAGCATGCTTTGCGTCATACCGCGCTGAACCCGGTTTTCCCAGGCAAGTCGCACGGCATCACGGAAAGACGGGCACGCCGAAATGGCATCTTTCGGAAGGAAGCGAACGGGCGCCTTGGCGCGCTCGCGCGAGCTGGTGTCCAAGGGTGCAGGTGCCCTATATGGCGCATGTTGTGTCTGCATCGACTGGTCCTATTGAAAAAATCAAACGGTTTACCACTGGAATTACCACTGACAACCCGGCGAAATTGAAGGGGTCCTAAGACCCCTTCGGAAAACATGAACCTGCTAAACAATCATTCGAGCCATCTTGTCGCCGGGCTTTACATTGCCGGCTGGCGGCTGCACATCATCCGACGCCTCCATGCGCCTCGTCTCCAGCAAGTCGGTGAGAAACAGTTCAGGATGATCGAGCTTTACACTTGCTGGTATGCCGCGCGTTTTCCAGTTCTGGATGCGCTGAACACCACCGGCCTTGTCATAGCCCAGCAGCTCAGCGAGCTTCGCTGGACCGCCAAGGTCCTCAATGATCTGCGCGTCGGCAGCGATGTCGGAGTGTTTGCTCATAGCGTCCATTAAACACCATGTTTAAACAAAAAGCAAACACCGCGTGTAACAACAAAACGTTTACTTCGGCGACAATCCGCGCCATGACTGAGTCCATTCACCCGACCGCAGCGCGTTTGCTGCTAGCCGCTGCCTCGCTAAGCGAAGAAGGCGTGAGCGGCCCGTCTGACCTCGCGCGGGTGTTGGGGGTGTCTCCCCAAGTCGCCACTAACTGGATGCGCCGCGGAGTCTCAAAGGAAGGGATGCTGGCTGCACAGGAGAAGCTGGGCGCGAACCCCACTTGGATCCGGACTGGCGACGGCGACATGGCAGCCGCCGGAGGTGCAAAGCACATCGCGATCGAAATCAAAGACGCGAACAGCATCTATAACCCGCCGGTCACCGAGCCTTCGGAAATCGCGACGCCGGATAACCTAGACCCGACTAAATTGACAGGCCCGCAGCGCATCAGAGCTGCATTGGTGCCGTTGAGCCTCACTGCCGAAACATTGGCGGGCGTGGCTGGCATTGGTGCAGACGTGGCGTCGCTATGGCTCGCGGGTCAAGGGCCCGAACCGACGCTCATTCAGGCTGTGGCTCTCCAGAATACATACGGAGTCAACTCGGTTTGGATCCTGAAGGGCAAGGGAACGCCCGGCGTCGCGATCCGATACGACGACGAATGGCGGCCGAAAACGTTTAAAAATTGGCACCTTGTGCCGGTGAGAGGCATGGCGCAACTTGGCGATAATGGGTACTGGGCTGAGATCGAATACGGCGAGGGTTATGTCGCCACGGCCAGCCTCGACAAAGACGCATACGCCGTTCGATGCAAGGGCGATTCCATGCGTCCGCGTATCAAAGATGGCGAGTACGTCGTACTCGAGCCAAACCAACCGATCAAACCCGGCGATGAGGTCCTTGTAAAAGCGAAAGACGGACGAGTCATGGTCAAGGAATTCGTTTACGAGGCCCAAGGGAAGATATACCTCCTATCGACTAACGAGTCGCATGGAAAAATTTCCGTAGAACGCGCCAATATCGAGCATATGCATTACGTTGGCTGGATCGCCAAGCCATCAGCCTTTCGATCCCAAAGCTAGATAGAGACGGCTGAGCTTTTCCGGGGTGAAAAATAAAAATGAGAGAAGAGCCAAACTTTGACGCACTGCCAGTCGCCACGCGGTCTCAAGAGACAGTCTTTCTAAACAGCGGCGGCGTAACCGTCACCAATGCACGATTTGTCGTGCCTGGTCAGACATATGCGATGGCAGGGCTCACCTCAGTCAAGTACCACGAGCAACCTCAGAAGTGGATCGCTGGCGCGGTTTGTGGGGCTCTCGCTGCTTGGTGGTTCACCATAGGCGACTACATGCTCCCGCTCGCGATCGTTTTTGCGATCTTCTCGCCTTTCGCGCTTTGGCGCGGCCGCCGGCGGTACGACGTCATCCTGTCGACCTCAAGTGGCGAAGTGCGCGCACTCTCCTCGCACGCTCGCGACGACATTCGCGAGGTTGTAAAAGCTCTGAACAACGCCATCATCTATCGCGGGTAATTCCCCACCCCAGGCCACCTAAGGCACACCCGCTTCGGCGGGTTTTTTTTCGTCTCGTCGGCCCGCGAGCGCAAAAATATAAACATGGTGTTTGACACAGCGTTAAACATGGTGTTTAATACATCTCAAGCGCTGGATGACAGCGCGAGCGTGACAAGCGGGCTAAGCGGTGCGGATTCCAAAGAGTCCTCAGTACTTAGCCCGCATCTCACCACCTTCCAGAGTCTTGGAGTGAGAGATGAACGTCAGAAAAGCCATGCACCGCGCTGCAACCAAAAGCCTCGACGGCCATTGCCGTTTCGTCGCGCAGCTCGGCCGCACAGTCGTAGTTCTCTCCCTCTCTGATCTGGCCCATTGTCCGAAGGCGCGCATCCAAGTCGCCTTCGCTCTCGGCAAAGAAGTTTTGCCGCGGTGACGGGAGACATTGAGATGGCAGCCAACAAACCGAAACACACCGAGAAGTCGCGCAACCGCGACGAGCTCGACCACTTCACGCGGGGCATGTGATGAGCCAGTCCAATCACACCCCAGGCCCGTGGGCCGCCAGCAAAGACACCGCATTCGTCCGCACCGACAACGAAGATCAGTACGCGATTGCGTGCGTGTATGGCGCTTACGGCAATTCCGGCATGGATGAAGTTGCAGGCGCAAATAGCTGTTTGATCGCCGCCGCGCCGGATCTGCTAGAAGAGCTTCGCCTCGCGCACGAGATCATCCGCAACGCATTGACGTTGATGACAACCGAACAACAAGTCGCCTGGTCGCAACTCAACGAGAAAGCCGGCCTGATCACCGACGGGGCGACTCGTGCACACGAGCGTTCCGCCGTGATCGCAAAGGCATCGGGTGCTGTATGAACCGCGCCGCTTGCGATAACGCCCTGCTCGCCTCGTGCGACCGCGCTTATGGCCGTCTTGCGCTGCTCAGCGCATTGACCGGCGTTGCCGTCGGTTGCGTCTGGTTTCTCTGCGTCGCCTGGCGCGCGGGAGTCCTGTGATGCGCGATCTCCTGAAACTCTGGGCCGTCACTGCTCTGGTCATAGCTGGATGGGCGATGCTCGCCGGCGCGCTCGATCAGATCGACGCACACAACAACCGCTGCAGCGTGGTTCGCTGCACCTGATCCCGTAAAGGCTCACCCATGTACACGTTCCATGATCTCTGTTTAGCAGTACTTGGCAGTTTGTGGCTTGGTGCGTGCATCGGCGTGATCGTCGGCGGCATCAACCGCAGCGCGAAAGAGCAGGAAGCCGAGCAACGCAAGACGTTCCGCGTGCCGGCCGCTCATCGTGAGTTTGAGCATGAATGCGATGCGCACTATCCGCGCCTCGGAGACTGAAAACCATTATCTGCCAGACGAATAAATGGCAAATATTCGTCTGGCAGATATTTAAATCTACGGTCCTGCGGCTCCCCAGCCGCGGCTTTGTGGGTGCTGTCCCGGCCCACTCTTTTGGATAACTGACATGAACGAAGCAACGCTCGCACTGACGGAAGATCAGCAGGCAGTCGCACAAAAGAAGATCCGTGACCTGCACGGCGCGACTGGAACGATTTTCTCGCTGCTCAAAGATGGGAGGCCGGTCGACGCAGAGCTCGCGACGAACTGCGTCAAGGTTGCCGAATTCAATCTCTCGGATTTGTGCAAGGCCCTTGGCATCGAGACTTTTAGCGCCGCAGAACGCGAGAAGCGATACGCCGACCTGCGAGCGGCCAACATTAAAATCCGCGATCTTGAGGCGCAACTAGGCGCGACGCTCTCGCCTGAAGCGACGCAGCACGCCATCAAGAATATTGCTGAGCGGCTAAATACGTGGTGGAAGCAAGAGGGTTTCGGGTATGTGCACGAACTCAACTTTGGTGCATATGGCGTCTGCCACGGCGAGTTCTCGCTCAGCCTTCGGGGTAACTCTCTGCTGTTCGGCTCCGATACCCCGATAACCGACAAAAAGACCAAAGCCGAATGGCTCGATAGCTTGCGCGAGCGAGGCTTCGAACTCGTTAAAGACGACAGAGAGTGGGCGATGCGCGATTGCGACGTAAATCGTCAGGCGTTGCTCGACCTGGTGACGATGCGCCTGCCGTCTGCAAAGGTGTTCAAGTTCGCCAACTTCAGTCGCGACAACGGAAATGGATTTGTCCTGCATCACGCCGAGGTCTATGTCTACAAACTCGCCGAGATCATGGCACTCCCGGTTACAAGCAAGTCGGAGGCGGCATGATCTCGATCCAGTCGTCCTCGCTGAAAGAGGCACTTAAACGAGTTGGACCGTCGGTAGACCGCCGTTCGCCGCTGGTCGCTTTCCAGTCGGTTCGAATCCGCGTCGACGAGGTGGCATTTGAAATGGTTGGCGCCGGCATGGACGGTCAGGCGACCTACCGCGAGGAGCGCATCGGCGCGCCCGATAACGGGTTAGACATCTGCGTCGCAGCCGACCGACTCGCGCCCCTGCTTGGCGTGTCAGGCGAATGGATCGACGTCACGCTGCAGAAGAACTCGCGCGCCAAGTTCGCGACGGGCGGCTACGCGGTCACAGTGCCAACGCTGCCCGGCGACAGCATGCCGCTCACGAAGACGGAGGGCGCGGTTGTCGCTGACTTCGATGTCGTTGGCCTCGCCGATCTCGTCTCGAGCGTCGCCTTCGCCGCCAACGAGAAAGACATCCGCGAGTTCTGCCGCGGCGTCTGGATCGAGTCGGATGGCGAACAACTCACGACCACCGCAACGAACGGGAACATATTGGCGACCGCGCAGGTGACGACGGGCGCGCCCAAATTTGCCGTCCTGTTGCCGGTCCGATCTGCTGAATTGCTCGCAGAGATGGACCCCGCCCGCCTCGTCATCACGAACTCGCACGTAACGGCCATGCGTGAGAACTCCGAGCTGGTTCTCAAGCCGATGACGACGAAGCCAATCAACTGGCGCATGACGCTGCCGGCGCCTAAGAACGCCATCACGTTCGACGCGGGACCGCTGCGCGAGGCCGTATCGATGCACCGCTTCTATGGCGACAAGATGGGCTCTGTCCGATTCAGCGCAGAAGGCTCCGAATGCTCGATCGAGATCAAGAGCCAGGAGCACGAGGCAAACATCGACATCGACGCATCGGACGTCGTCGGCGACGAGCCGTTCAACTTCACGTTCCGTGGCGATCAGCTCGCGAAGATCCTGACGCGCGCGCCAGCGGAAACGGTCACGTTCTATTGGGATGCCGCGAAGCCGCGAGCGTTCCTGGTCCAAAACGGAAATTGGCGGGGCGTCGTCTCGCCGCTCATCGTGTAACGGAGGCTTTATGGACTTGCTTCTTCAATCTGCATGCAAGCGCGCCACGCGCGCAGCAAAGCGCGGCGATGTGCGGGCCGCAGACGAGATCGAACTCGAATACATCAAGGCGAACGTGCCGCTCTTCTCGCCGCGCGCTGACGATGTTGTGCCGGGCTCGTGCACGCGACTGTGCCGCGGCGCCGGTCCGAACGGCGAGTCCCGCCTCGAGTGGCTGCTGCCAGATGGAAAGACCGTCTACTCGGACATGGATGCAAGCGTGCTGCCCGAATACGAAGACGACGCCTGCCGGATGCTCGTAGGCCTGAACCCCGCGCGCTCATACGAGTTGCTGCCGGCATGAGCGCCATCGGATGGCTCGGCGCCGCGATCGTTTTCTTTGCCTTGATCGGCATTGCCGCGGCGGTGATTCATTCGCTCATCTGGCCGGTCGACACAGCCAAACCTGACTTTCATCGGCCGCTCGAGCAGCGGACGAATCGCGACGCTCCAGAGCGTGGCCAATAGATCGAGATTCCAATGAACGACTGGATTGACGAGTGCCACTTCGGCGATTGCCGCGACACGATGCGCGCAATGATCGCCGATGGCGTGAAGGTGCAGACGATTGTTACGTCTCCGCCGTATTGGGGCTTGCGCGACTATGGCGTCGACGGCCAGATCGGTCACGAGCCGACGCTGCGCGAGTTCATCGACACGCTTACAGACGTGTTTGAACTGTGCCGCGAACTGCTTGCCGATGACGGTACCGCTTGGGTCAACATGGGCGATAGCTACTGCGGCACCCGCGGCGCGGCTTGGGGACCGTCGGAGGCCTCCACCACTGCGCGCGCCATGACGCAATCGCGGCGCCGGGACGATGCGCCTATCCCGCGCTCTGACGTACGCGTCGAAGGCCTGAAACCGAAAGACCTTGTTGGGCAGCCATGGCGTCTAGCGTTCGCTCTGCAGGATGCCGGATGGTATCTGCGGCAGGACATTGTCTGGTCGAAGCCGAACCCGATGCCGGAATCGGTACAGGACCGCTGCACGAAGGCTCACGAATACATGTTCCTGCTTTCGAAGAGTGAGCGGTACTACTTCGATGCGGATGCCATCAAAGAGCAGCGGTCGCAAGACGAGGACTCCAGCACCTTCCGTGGCGGCTGCTATGTGGAAGGCGAAACCGACAACGGGGCAATAGGAAAGCGCCGGGTGCCGGGCAACAAGTCGCATAAAGGGACGACGGTCTACGAATCGGGCGACGAGCGCCACCGCACCAAGGCCGGACTGGTCGCCTTTGCCGAGAGGGAGCGTGCCGCAGATCCGAATGACCTCGGCGTGCGTAACAAGCGGTCAGTGTGGACCATCGCGACGCAGCCGTACGCTGCCGCGCACTTTGCGACATTTCCGGAGAGATTGGTCGAACCGTGCGTGTTGGCAGGCTCACGCGCCGGCGACATCGTCTTCGATCCGTTCTTCGGCAGCGGCACCACCGGCCAGGTCGCCGCGCGGCTCGGCCGCAAGTTCATCGGCTGCGAATTGAATCCGGCATACGAAGCCCTGCAACGCGATCGGATCCGCGAGCGTGGCTTTGAGTTCGCCTGACCCACCCGCAAGGAACCCGACATGGCGGCTTATTACAACGAGATCGACCCATACGCCGCGCAGTGGTTGCGCAACCTGATAGCCGCCGGTCACATTGCCGCCGGCGAAGTTGATGAACGGAGCATAGAGGATGTTCGACCAGACGACCTTCGCGGATTCACCCAGTGTCATTTCTTCGCCGGCCTTGGAGCCTGGTCGTACGCGCTTCGACTCGCCGGCTGGCCTGATGACCGACCTGTTTGGACTGGTTCCTGTCCGTGCCAACCTTTCAGCGCGGCAGGCAAAGGACTTGGGTTTGCTGACGAGCGGCACCTCTGGCCGGCCTGGCACTGGCTCATCCAGGAGCGCGGCCCTGCAACGCTCTTTGGCGAGCAGGTTGCAAGCAAGGACGTCGAGCCTTGGATCGACCTTGTATTCGATGACCTGGAAGCCCTGGGTTACGCCTGCGGGGCGACACCTTTCCCGTCTGCGGGCGTCGGTGCTCCGCACATCCGCGACAGAACGTACTTCGTGGCCGACGCCAACTACGCGCGATTACAAGGACGGCAACGAGTGCGCGAACGTACCGCTGAATGCGTTGCTGGGCAGAGTGGCGTGGCTGACGACGTGGCCGACGCCTCAGGCGCGAGACGGCGATCCGAACGGTCGAACGGCGACACCACACACAGCGCTCAAGAGATTCGAGCAAGGGAAACGGAATTTGGACGACGGAGCACAACTGGCGAGTTGGCCGACGCCGAGAGCATTGGACGGCGAGAACGGAGCGCGGACGCTCTCCGGAGCGGAGAACGAAGCGAATCGCAAGGGCTGGAACAACGAGCTCGGGACGTGCGCTTTCTCGGTCGATCTGAACCAGCCGGCCCGACTAACGGCTTCTGGCGAGTTGCTGACTGGCTGCTCTGCCGGGACGAAAAGTGGCGGCCAGTTGAACCCGGCACATTCCCGCTGGCTGATGGGGCTCCCGCGCGAGTGGGACGACTGCGCGCCTACGGTAACGCGATCAACGCGCAAGCGGCAGCCGAGTTCATCCGTGCCGCGCGCGAAGCAATCGAACAATAGGAACCCGACATGAATACCACCACTACAAAGATCGCTGGAGAGGCTGCTATGACTGACAAGATGCAGGCCAATGATCGACCGACTTACATATTTCTGGGGCCGGGTGACGTGATCCGCGCGACCGACGAGCGCTACAGCTCCACTTACCACAAGTGGAAGCCTATTGCGCCGCTCTATGTTGGCTCGACCGTTGATGCGAGCACTCGTCCGGTGCGTCGCCGCGCCCTGCTTGCAAGCAAAGACGCCGTGCCATGGATCGCGCATTGGTCCGGGTCCAATCCCTATAAGGGCTGGTCGATCCGGCAGGGCCGAGACGAGGTTATCTGGTTTGGCGAGACTATTTCGAGCGAGACCGTGGAGGGCATCGTGCTGGCGCATAACAAGTGCTTCGATTGTGACGGGACCGGCTGCGTGATGAATTGCAGTGGACTACGCCCCACTGCTCCCGCGCAATCGTGCGGTGACGCCGAGCAAGCAGAGGGAGCGCGCTTCGGTGCAGTCGAATTGATATTGAGGGACGTCTGTGAAGACGACCCGGCAGACCCGGATTTGAACGATACCGTCTGCATCGATATTTCCGACCTGAAAACTATCGTTGAGCGGCACATTGGCACGCAGAGCACCATCGAATGGGCTGTTGGCAGGTGGAACGCTGAAGTATCAAGCCGCCCGCTCGTCAATGTCCATCGACGGTCGCTTGACGACACATGGCGTCAGGTGATTCGACACCTCGGTGGCGACGATGCGGCATTACTCGGGCCGCGCCAAAGTGAATTGCTCGCTGCTGCTCGCGCAAAGGACAGCAAATGACTACGACAAATCACACTTCGCCGAGCGGTGAGGACGCCGCAAATGGGGCGACATGGGTGCCCGAACTGCTGGACGGACCGCGCCAGACGGCATGCTGGACGCAAGACGAGATACCACGGAACGAGCGAATTGAAGTCGTCGTGATCTCACATGCGGACTATCAACGGGTATGCGCCGCTCTCACCGCCGAAAAGGTGGCAGCGGAGCCGTATAAGAAGCCGGACCAATCAAACAGTTAGTGATTCACCAGGCACTGCCAGGAGCGGCACGGCAGGGCACGGCACGGTAGGGCGTGGCGAGGCGAGGTGCTACAGCAGTGTGTAGCGGGTCGGGGATTGGCAACAGTCCCCTTCCCGATACGCAAGGCGAGGGATTCGAAAATGGAGAATGGCAATGACGGTGACGACAAAATCGGACACGCGGCTGGACAAGGTGACTCGGACGGTGGTGCTCAAGGGCATTCGGGACATCATGTTCGACCGATACGCGGGCGACAACAAGACGAAGCTGGAATGGCACCAGAAGATTTATCAGGTGCCTGGCACGGACATTTTGTGTCTGCCGGCCATCAATATTGTGTCGTTTCTAACGGCGCACAACACGAACAGCGCGCCGAAGCGGTTGAGGGACAAGCGGGCCTATAAGGACATCGCCAACGCGTGCTTGAGCTTCACGAGCATCAGCGGCCATCCGAATAATCCGAACTACGTCCCGATTCTGCGCGACGGCGTGCCGATTCGGGTTGGCAAGTTCGAGGATGACCGGGAGCCGCAGACAGGTATTTATCTGCACCGCTCGGTCGCACGCCTCGACAAGGGAATTCCTAACCCGAAGGAGCGCCCGGTCTTGCCGCTTCCATGGTCAATCGCATTCACGCTCGACATCTACCCGAACAAGGAGATCAAGGAGCAGGAGATTCGCAACCTGGTCGAGGAAGGAGGCTTGGCGATTGGTCTCGGGACCTTCCGCGGTGTCTTCGGGAAGTTTGTCATTGAGTCGTGGGAGTGATTGTGGCTGATCGAGAACAGTTTGAAGCGCACATCAAGACTGCTGCCTGGTACGGAGTTCTGTCTGAGGCCGCCAAGGATGACGACGACGGCGCGAGCATCTTTCGTATGGCGCGCATGGCGGCAAGTGAAGCGTGGCAAGCATCCCGCCGCGCGGCGCTTGAGGAGGCTTGGGCCATCTGCAACGCGAATGCCGCCAAGCTCAAGGGGCCGAAGGAAACGGCATCTGGATACGTCGCGCTCGTGCTCACCGCCGATGACATTCGCGCCCTCGCCACGGAGACAAATAATGGTTGAAGACCTGATTAAGCGGCTGAGCAACGCCAGCATCATTCCTACCGTTGACGAATGCCTGAAAGCCGCCGACCTGATCGAGCAGCAAGCCGCCCGCCTCACCGCCCTTAAGTCCGAGCGCGACGCTCTACTCGCGGCAGCAGGGAAAGAGGCGGTGGCGAAATTGGTGAAATGCCGGGATATGAAGGGCTCGCAATGGTTCGACATCAAGGTCTTCGACAAGACGCTAGAGCACGGCACGAAGCTCTACACCGCTCCCACCGCAGCTCTTGAGAAGGGAGACGGGCGGGATGCGTGGCAGCCGATCGACACGGCGCCGAAGGATGGGACCGAAGTTCTGCTGATCGCAACGCGTCATTCGATGCTTATTCCGCACCCTGAAATGATCGTTGGGGCGTATCGGCAAGGATGGTGGAGCGGCCCGTCTACGCTTTCACACGTCACCCTCTGGCAGCCGCTGCCCGCGCCGCCGGCCGCACTGTCTCAACAGAAAGCCAACCACCCGGCGCCGGAAGCCGATCGGGGCTGATATGGTACGCTTTGTAACAATTGCCAAATTCTGCGAGTTGACCGGTATGACCCCGGCAGCCGTGTACACCAAAAAGTGCAAGGGCGTCTGGCTTGAGGGGACCGTCTGGCGCTACGCCCCAGGGTCCAAGACGATCCTGATGGACATCGAGGCCTACGAAAAATGGGTAGAAAAGGGACCGGAGTCACCCCAATTTCCGACTCCAGCTATGAGATCGCCTTCACTTTCAAAGGCAAACGCTGCCGCGAGAGGGTCAAAGCGAAGCCCAGTCCTGCCAATACTCGAAAGCTAGAGCAGTTCCGCGCCGCCATCCTGCATGCGATCGACAAAGGCGAATTCAACTACAGCGAAACATTCCCCGGCTCGAAGCACGCCGAGCAGATGGCGGAGCAGCCGGGCGATGTCCTCACCGTCGAGCGCTATTTCGACCAGTGGCTAACGCGCAAGCAGGCCGAGATCAAGGCGTCGACGTACAAAGGCTATTACGGGATCGTTAATCGGTTCGTCATTCCGAAGTTCGGAAGGCTAGCTCTATCCGAACTGAAGCGCGCCGCCATTCGCGACTGGCTAGCTACCATCGACGCGAAGAAAGACGAGAAGGTCACTAACAAGCGCCTCTCGAATATTCAGAGCTGCATGCGGTCCGCTCTCGCGGATGCAGTCGCCGACGAAATAATCGACGCAAATCCGCTGGCCGGATATACATATTCACGAATCGAGCGGCCTGTCGCGGGCGACGTCGACGACGAGGTTGATCCGTTCACGCCAGAGGAACAGACAGCGATCCTTGCCAAGCTCCGTCCCGCTGAGCGCAACCTGACGCAGTTTTTCCTGTGGACTGGCCTGCGCACGTCTGAGGCTATCGAACTGAACTGGTCAGACATCGACTTGATGGGCGGATACGTGCGCGTGCGCCGCGCGCTGACGCGCGAAGCCAAGGGCGTTGCCGAGCTACCCAAGACGAGTGCCGGCCGTCGCGACGTCAAGCTTTTGGAGCCCGCGCGCGCCGCCCTGCTCGCTCAAAGGGAAATCACATACATGGCCGAGCTAGACGGCCCGGTGTTCATCAATCCGACAACGCGCGAACGGTTTGCCGGATCACATCAGTTCTGGCGGATCTGGCAGACCGCGCTGAAACGTGCACTTGTCAGGTATCGCCGTCCGTATCAGACACGGCACACCTATGCGTCAATGATGCTGTCCGCCGGTGAGCACCCGATGTGGGTAGCCAAGCAGATGGGGCATGCCGACTGGACAATGATCGCGCGCGTCTATGGCCGGTGGATGCCGTCGGCTGACACCGACGCTGGAAAGAAGGCCGTCGAGAAGTTCGCCCAGGATGCTGGCATATTTGCTGTCAAAAACTCCGTAAACCCGGCAAAAACTGGCTAG